TGGAAAAAAGACAGCCGCCATTATTGATATGTCTGATGCAACGGGCACGGCACAGGATGTCGCCAAGGACGTCATCGTATACACAAAAAATGGTCAACGACTAGTTGGTACTGCCGTCGTCGGCGGAGCCAGCGCAGACGCAAAGCCATCTGTTACTTATACAGGCAAATGGACAGGGTGGCATATTGAGTTCTATGGAGGCACGCCTTATTGGGAGGCGGTTTTCTATACTTCTGGCACGCTTAATTTTTCCAACGCCTATACCGCAGACCTCTGGGGCGTTGGCGGAGGACCCTTTGACTACAGCGGCGTTATGTGCCGCGCATCTTCTGCCAAGGTGCTCGGTGTGCAATTTGCCGTCGGACAGCAAGCCGTAACGATCGGGGCAGGGGCGACGAAGAACGCGCGCGGCAACGGCGGCAATACGACTGTTGGAAGCGTGTTCACCGCCAATGGAGGCGTAATGAACGTATCGAGCACCAGCAAAATGTACCGTTTCGAGGATGAAGACAAAGCAGGTGAAGCGGGCACGGACGGCGCGGACAACGGATATGCGCACGGCGAAGGCGGCTGGCTGCACTGGCGATGTGGGTATGACAGCGGCGACGGCGAAGGCTATGGGGCTGGGGGCGACTACGGCGGCTACGGCAACGCGCTGGTGAACGCGCACCCGGGTGCATTGGTCATTCGTATTGCAATGTGAGGTAAGGATATGGCTGTATATATTGTAAGCAATTCAAACGGAGAACGTATCAACTTGATTGAGATTGACGCGCTCCAAGTTGCAGAGTATTCCCAACTAACTGGGATGACTCTTTCCTTACCGGAAGAGTCTGGTGCAGATCAACCCGAAGAATCGCAAATGAAACAAGCGCTGCGAACGCTTGGCGTAGACACGGAAGGAGCGTGATATAGTGGCTTTTAAGGATCAATACACGAAGGTTAACTTCGTCAATAAAAATGATCCCGCGTTCGTGGAAGGCGTCTCCCCTTCCATCTCCGCGGAGCATCTGAATGCGATACAGGACGGCATCATTAATTCGCTTGTTGATGCAGACGGACTCAACGAGCGTTTGACACAGGAAGAAGCGAACACTGATGCCCTGTTTGCTGGCACAATCGGTGTGCGATGCGAGGTGCTGAACACAACTGTGACAATCCCGGCCGCAAGCTGGACTGAGGACGCGGTGAATATGCGTTATACCGCTACGATCACCAACACGGCAATTCGCACGGATACAGATGTGGAACTCGTGTTAGCTGACGCCGACAAGGGTAAGTACGCACTCAATGCCCTTGATCCTGCCGCGGGCGGCGTAACACTGTTTGCTGGCGCGGCACCAACCCAGCCTCTTACCCTCCGGCTTATCGTGACCGAGGTGAGAAAAATTGACTAGAGTTGGGCGCACATATGTAAAAGGAACGGCGGCTGGTGCTGCCAATGATGGATATTTCGGTAATGGGTCTGACGGCGCGCTAAATGTGGCGGCTGGTCAGACCTTTACTATTGATGTGCCGTCTGAGGACACGCAAATCATCAAAAACTACAGCAGTGTGAATATCGCGGCGGGAGCGACAGTGAAGACTTCTGGCCGATGCAACGGCATGGTCTGGCTCGTAAGCGGAGATTTCATTCTTGACGGCACGATTAACATGGACAAGCGTGCGCCTCTACTGAACGATAACGAGGCAGCGGCGACACAAGAACTGCATGTTGCGCTGTGCGGGACACTGAATGGTGGTAAAGGCGGAAACGGAAATGCTGGTGGCAGTGCAAGTCAAACATCATCAGAATCAGCAGTAGTTTGGCGCAGTTGGGATAGTTCTAAGGCTGGCGTTGGCGGACAAGGGTTCCGACTGGGCGGCGGGTATGGCGGCGGAGGCGGTGGCGATTCTGATGCTGGTGGAAGTTGCGAACCGCGCCCCCCAATCGGCACAACAATCCCTTATCCATCTGGGCGTGGTGTTGTGTTTTGCGGCACTGGAGGTTCGAGTTATAACAGCACGGCATCAGATCATCCATATTTTTATGTAGGCGGCGCTGGTCCGGGTGGATCTGGCGCCGTTGGCATTTATAACCAATATGGATGCAACGGTAACGCTGGCGACGCGATTGGCGGTGGTGCGATCTGGATTTTTGTCATGGGGCAGGTAACGATCGGTGCAACGGGTATAATTTCGGCTTGTGGTGGGAATGGCGCTGCTGGAGTCCATGCCACTCCCTCTCATAGCGGAACCGGGTATACCGGAGGTAGTACGGCATACACCGGGTCTGGCGGTGGTGGCGGCGGAGGAATCATTGCCCTGGTATATAGCGGTGGCATCTCAAACCTTGGGTCATTGCGTGCCGAAGGTGGGAGTGGTGGGGCTAATATCGCCGCCCCATTTGGCTCCACGAAGGGCGAAGATGGTGCTGTCGGCGTCATCCTTGTAAAATCCATATCTGACCTGCTCGACTTATAAAGAGGTGATAAAACGTGACTCGATCAGGAACAGTACGAACAGCAGGTCAATCTAGGATCATAGGTGCATCTCTCGGCGGATCAAATCTGCGCACTTGGTATGGAGATGCCTCTGACGGAGATTTAGCATTATCCGAAAATCAAACACTTGCACTCGATGTTACGTCTGATGAAGGACAAATTTTTAAGCAATATAAATCGCTAACCATTCCAGTAGGCGCAGTGCTCAGACCGTCACATCGATGCAACGGATTAATTATTACAGTCCAAGGCGACCTTATACTGAATGGCACGATTTCTGTTGACAAATGCGCCCCACTGCTAAATGCCAACGAATCCTTACACGCTCAATCCAAGTACATCTCTTTATGTGGAGAGCTAATCGGAGGTAAAGGTGGCGCTGGCGGTAACGGCACAACTGCCAGTCTGCTTCCTGGCACTGGCGGCAACGGATTCACATTTGGCGGCGGATACGGTGGAGGTAGTGCTGCTGGCAGCGGGCAAGGGTCATCGTCATACTATTATTACGGTTACAACGGAGGTAGCGGTGAGCCTCGTCCTCCTGCCGGAACAACAATGCCGTACCCCGCTCCGACCACCAGCAATCAGGTAGTTATGTATGGAGTTGGCGGGTCTTGTTCTCATTCAGGAAGGCATTGCCAAGGTGGCGCTGGCCCCGGTGGCTCCGGTGGAGCAATTAATTGGAAACATAGTGACGATGATCCTAATGGTATCTATGTAGTCTCTAACGGCCAAACGGGCGACGCTTATGGAGGCGGCGCTTTTTATTTATTTGTTAAGGGGAACATTATCATTGGCGAAACTGGTGCTATCACAGCGGACGGAGGCAATGGCGCTAACGGGGTAAGCGCCTACGCGAATAATGTGTACGCCTCCGGCGGAGGCGGTGGAGGTGGTGGCGGTATAATTGCTATTGTCTATGGTGGTACATATACCAACAACGGTTCAGTTCATGCCAACGGTGGGCATGGTGGTACTCGCGGGACATACGGCCCATACACCGTAAATACAACAAACGGCGCTGATGGTTCTATCGGCACCGTTTTTATTTCGTCTTTTGCCGATTTGATGAATTAAGGAGAATTTATGGAAGAAAGAGATCTTCGCATGGTTATTATTGCGGATGTGAATAACGCTGAGTCACGCGAGACTATTGCGCAGCTCAGCAATAATCCGCAAATTCCGCAGACGGTTATTACGCCGTATGCGGTGCGCAACATTCTACCCGGCATCCGTGCCACTCCGGCGATCGGTGTCCTGCTCTGGGCGACCGACCTTCAGGGATTGGTGGCTGATGTGGACGCCTTCGCGGCGTATATCAAAAATGAGAACGAGACATTAGGCGCACTTGAAACGCTTGGTGTCGAGACAAAAGCAAAAGAGGTCGTGTCATAAGCACGGCCTCTCATCATTTTCATTCGATTTCTTTGCCCGGCACCGACGCACCGTTTGCGCGTTAGTGCTGGGTTCAAATTTATAGACGCATTTTGTATACGGCAAATTAGCATTTACCCATGCTCTTGAAATATTGAGTTGCTTGGCAATTTCCCGTGGCGTGTATCCGCGACCGTAAAGCTCTTGGATATTATCACTAGTTTCACAGCTATACAGGCCGTGCGAAATGAGCACCTTGCGGACGAACGATTCGGATACGGCGCCCCGTAGCGATTTCCATGTGGCTTGAATAGATCTTTGCACCTGATATTTCTGAATAATCTCTTGCTCAATTTGCTTCATTTCATCACCCCCTTTTATCTTATCACATCCGAAAGGAGATATCCAGTATGAGAACTGACCTTGTAGAACAGGCCAAAGCTATCCGCGCAGCCATGCAGCTCGCCAACCGATATGTACCTGATGAGGTTGCTTTTAAGCAGCCTCTTGCTATTTTTGACGAATGGAGCGCCGACAGCGTTGCTTACATTAAGGACGATATTCGCCGCTTTGGTGGTAAGCTCTACCGCTGCGTGCAGCCCCACACCTCTCAATCCACATGGACACCCAGCGCCGCCGCTTCCCTCTGGACGGAAATTTCTGATCCTACCGAAGAATGGCCTGCATGGATTCAGCCGACCGGCGCACACAACGCTTATGCCCAGGGCGCCAAGGTTTCACACAATGGCAAGCATTGGATCTCTGACGTGGCGGGGAATGTATGGGAGCCTGGTGTGTCTCAGTGGACTGAAGCCACCGCGTAACCGATCAATCAAGTACGAAAGGAATAGTTATGATTATCAGAGTAAAAATTAGTCGTCAAGATAACCCGGACTATGGTAAAGTCCTGAACTTAGATTTAGAGGAATATTTGCGCGACGTCGTGCCTAGTGAGGTGCGCGCAGGGTACGATCACATGGAAGCACTCAAGGCGCAGGCAGTAGCTGCCCGCACTTACGCGATGTACCGTGCGCACAAAAACCGCTACCTCAGCTATGATGTAACGGACTCATCCGGCCGCGACCAAGCGTATAAATCCCGCCCGCGTCATCCACGCAGCGATCAGGCAGTAGCCGAAACCGCTGGCTGGGTGCTGGCATACAATAATACCACGATTGACTGTAAATACACAAACTCAAATGGCGGTCGTGTGCGTAGCTCTCTCGAACGCTGGGGTACCGACCTCCCCTACTACCGCGGCTTTGACGATCCCTATGATACGACCACGGAGGTCAGCGGCCACGGCGTTGGTATGTCGCAGACTGGTGCGCGGGCAATGGCGAGAGCGGGTAAGAACTACAAGGAGATACTAGCGTATTACTATCCGGGAACCCGACTAATCAAAAGAGAGGAGTTGAATCGTGTGTCTTTTGACTATGAAGAACATCTGTCCCCACACTTCAAACGCAAAGAATTTTTTGATCCCGCAAACTACACAAATGTAACCAACAAGCGCACTAAGCGCCCGTACACCTACTCTGAGGCCGAGCAGGCGCTGAACGGCAAGGTGCTCGTCGAGAAAAAGCTGCTTGATCTGTTAGAGGCAATGCGCGAGGATTTGCGCAAGACTTATCCCGGCGCCACCATCGTTCTTACACCGCACGGTGGGTATCGCCCAACCGAACTAAACGCGGCGGTTGGTGGAGCTGCTGGCTCTCAGCATCGCTACGGGCGGGCAGCGGACTTCCGCGTGGTGTATGGCGGCAAAAAAGTGAATGCGGCCGACCTTGCTGTGTATACCGAAAAGTTCATGGCCGACCATGGCTACAAGGGCGGTGTTGGCATGTACCACGCCGATGATGATTATATCCATGTTGACGTGCGCGGCGTAAACGTCCACTGGTATGCCAGCTACAAGTCTGCTGGTTGCCCCGGTCAGGGCGGTACTCCGTGTGTGTATAAGCATGGCTACAAGAGCGCGGGCATCGTTCTTGTGCAGCGCAAACTTAAAGAGCTGGGGTACGACCCCGGCACGGCTGATGGTATATACGGCGTTAAGACTCTTAATGCTGTACGCAAGTTTCAGGAGAGCGTTGGGTTGAAGCCCGATGGGATTTACGGCAAGGCTACCAACGCGAAGTTGGGTGCGTTGCCCTGGTAAGGGGGATGACGATGACAGTTGAACTCACAGTGGTGATTTCTATCGTATGCGGGGTTGGTGGATTTGCTCTATCATGGCTAGTATATAGCCGTAATCAAAGGTCTGACGCCAAAAAGAACGGGCTGGATCAAGGAACGATGCAGGCCGATATCGACAGCATTAAGCGTGGCGTGGATGAAATTCGCATCGACCAGAAAGCCCAGTATAACACCATTAACAACCACGAGGCGCGCATTATGGTTCTAGAGCATGAGGTAGGCTCTCTACAACAGCAACCGCCGCGCCAGTCGTAATGGCGGCCGCTCAGAAGAAAAGGAGAAGAAGAAAACCAGAGACTTCCAAGGTGGTGCTGGTGTCTGTGCTGTGCGTGTGTTGCGCGCTGGAGATCACCGTGCTGCTCGGCTGGTTGGTGTGGGATCGCACTGACGCAGCCGGGCTTGCCGGTGTATTCTCCGCGCCCGCCGTTGCGGTGATCAGTTGGTACACATGGAAAGCAAAATGTGAGAACATTCAGAAGTACGGGTATAAAGCCCGTCCTGATGACAATGAGGAGGATATGTATGCAGGTTGATATTACACCGATTGCGGAGGCTTTGCTCTCCCTTATTATTTCTATCATTGCGGTTGTTGTGCTGCCGCGCGTCAAGACATGGCTGGACGCCCGAACCACTAAAGCAGACCGCGAGAATATTATGAATCTTGTCAAGGTGGCCGTCAACGCCGCGGAGCAGCTTTACCAGTCTCAGACTGGCGAGAAGCTTGGCGCCAAGCGTAAGGAATACGTCATGAATTTGCTGGCCGCTCAGAACCTAAATATTGATTATGATCTGCTAGAGGCTATGGTCGAGGATGAGGTTCGCAAGCTTAATGAGGCACTAGTAAAATAAATCGTCCGAGGTAGAGATGTGCTTCTACACCCCGTTGCGGGCAAAAGAGATGCGGGATATGGCACACCCGCTGGACAAAAAAGAGGGGCGCGATGAGCGCCCCTCGTGATGCACAAAAATTTCATTATCGTACAGAGCTGTTTTGCATATAATAGTGATAGGAGGTGTCGTCATATATGTCTATCTCAAAGAATAATTCCGCCCAATTACATCGTGTTCAAGTCACTCTTGAAGATATTGAAGAACTGTACAAAAAGTGCGGCCTCGCACCGATGCAGGCAGAGCGCCTAGATCCATATCTTCCAGTCGTTGGGCATCACGATAACTCGCAGTTATATGTGTCAGATCACACGGAACCTGTATGGCAGTTAGACTCTGCGGTTGCAGATCCATGCCTTACCATTCTGGCGTAATAATGGGCATCTCGGCTAGTTGTTGACAAGATGCAGCGTTATGATGTAAAATTAAATGGGTTAGTATACACGATGATTGGAGGGAACAGTTCACATGGCAACTCAAATTGCGCCCACACCGATGGTTAAAGGTCAGATAGCCAAAGAAATCCAGGATGAGATGAAACGCAAGCCCACTCCGGCTGCAAAACGCGGGGCAAAGATTCTAGCGTCTAAGTTTAGCAAGTTGGTGAGATAATGCACCTCGAACGACTGGCCGAGAAGCATCTTTCACTTTTAACAAGTTTTACATGCGTAGAACGAGACGAAGACTTACAGCATCTTAATGCAGACAAGCGTCGCAGAGTTCGCAATCATTCTAAAGATATGGATCGTTTTATTCTACATGAAGCATATCATGACCAGGCATTAGGCTTGAACACCACGTTTATTCTGCTTGATGACGCTGACTCAAAGATGTTGGGTTATATTTCGCTATGTAGCGATGCTATTGGATTGGAACTCCAAGAAAGAACCGACTCTGGCATTGTTTATAGCTCGGCGCCTGCACTCAAGATCGCTCGTCTTGCCGTAGACGTTACGGCAACACACCGTGGGCTAGGACAATTCTTAGTTCAGTTCGCGGTGTATCAAGCTCAGCTCATACGAGAGCACGCCGGGATTTTCTTCATTACGCTAGATTGCTATGCACACCGCCTGTCTTACTACACTGCGATGGGTTTCGTACAGAACTTAATCCAGCCGATGACACGTCAGTATGATTCGCCGATTAGTATGCGTATTAGTCTTGACACCTATCTAGAAAAGCTTGGAACGGCTGACACATCACTTTAGTAGAGCACCTTCGGGTGCTTTTTTTTTACGAATAAAAGGGGCGCTTACTGCGCCCCTTTTTTACGATTATCAAGTTGTTGTGATACGCCCGCCACACTAGTTGATTGCACGTTCGTTAGGAGGTGTGTGTAAATACGTCCGGTGATGTCCGGCGAACTATGGCCGAGAGCTTTGCTGGTATCAAAAAGGGTCACTCCGCTCTGATTCGCAAGCGACGCAAATGTGTGCCGCAATCCGTGCAGCGTAATATGCGGAAGATTGTATTTGCTCACAATCTGCTGAAGCTTGGCAGATAGATAATTGGGGCGTCTTGGTCTTCCGTCATCGTGCTGTATAACGTACCCGCCGTTGTGGTATTGCGCTCCATAAATGCCCTTCCACTCTTCCTGGCGTTGTCTTTCTCCAAGCAAAACTTCCCGCAGCGTGCTAGGCATTTGAAGCTTTCTGTACGACGAGCTAGTTTTAGTCTCCTTTTCTATGATGGTACTACCGGCCGACGTGCGCGCGTCACATATTAAGATGGTATTGTTTGTGAAGTCTATCGAACTCCATCTCAGGCCAGATATTTCTTCGCGGCGTAGCCCTAGATATCCTGCAATAAAAACAACTGGCTCCATCCACGTGCCCTTAACCGCTCTGAAAAGCGTTTGCAACTGCTCGGCTGTATAGATGTCTGGTTCGCTCACAATTTTTTTAGGTGGCATCGTCTCCTTCACATAATTGCGGTAAGCATACTTCATCATCACCGCGTAGTCAAATATAGAACTAAGCAGGTTGTAGTGCTTAATAACCGTATTAGGACTAAGCTTCTCCAACGCCCGCGCATAGTATTGTTGGATGTCCCGCGCCTTGATGTCTTGTATAGGGAGCTTCCCAATTTTATCTTTGAGCAGATGATTGCGCACGATCTGTTCATATCCATAATAAGTCGTGTGCGCTATCTTTGGTTGGGCCACTGTTTTTAGCCACTCCTGAATGACATCTCCTAGAGTAATCCTACGCGGCGACAAAGTATCCCCGTGATCCTTATTAGCGTCAAATTCACGCTTGGCCGCTCTGGCCTCCTTTAACGTTGAGTAGGTTTTGTACTTGCGGATAAATTTCCCATTGCCGTCTCGACCGTATGTAAATGCAACATAATACAGTTTTCGGTCGATGTCATACGAGATTCCTTCGGCAATTTTTTCTCTAGCCATTTGTGCTACCTCCTTCTACCATTGCTACCAACACGTTCAGTGTAGCACGTTAGCTCCAAAATTGCTACCAAAATTGCTACCAGAAATTACTGCCATGCGCACATACACCATATATAGTGTAGTAAACATAGAAAAAGCACCACATCTTGTGTAATGTGGTGCTTTATTTGGTGGAGGTGAGGGGAGTCGAACGGTCATCTATGCCAACACCACAAACCATCACTGTTCACTTTTATCCACTTATAATGGGCTTTGTTGATGGCTTGCATCACTCGTATATGTCACACATCACCTCGTTTCACTCCCATGATTGCTACCAACATTGCTACCAACATCACCCCTTGTACACTACGTCACCTATGCTCACTCGTTGAGGCACAAAAAAGCGCACCCGAAGGTGCGCTGTATATTTATGAATTTAGCCAGTCCTCAAATGCCTTGCGCGGGATGATGATCCGCTTACCGGAGTATACTACTTTGAACTGATTCGACTTTGCTAACGCATATGCTTGGTTAATTCCAATACCGAGGTAATCCTTAATATCTTTAACGCTTAGTACCATCTTATCTGCGCCCAGTGCTACCGAATCCGCCACGGTTCTTCCCTCCTAGCGTGCTCACTATAGCAAACTTTATACTCGGCTGTTTGCGTACAATGCGGAACTGGCAGATGCGATCACCGGCCGGAATGAACGTATCCTCGGTGGCGTAGGCCGGGAACTTCCACTCATCCAGATCGCCGCAGTAAGCATTATCAATCACGCCCATGGAGTTAGCCTGAATCACATGGTACTTCATATAGGTGGAACTGCGCGGCACAACGTGAGCCTCATAACCGGTCGGCAGCTTCATCGCCACGCCAAGTGGGATGAGCTTAAAATCGCCCGCCTGAATACGCACGCTGTCCGCGGCATAGAGATCAATCCAGTCACCCTCACGGATCTTGGCAACCGAACTGACACCCTCAACGGTGTATTTGAGTTTGATTTTGCGCGGGAGGATGCGTCTAAGCATGATATAGATTACGAGTACACTTGTGATAATATCGAGGATCAAGATCATTGTCTCTGTCATAACATTATCTCCTGTATTTATGAGATTTTTTTTGCATATTGATTGCCGGACGCTAGGTCTACGCCAAGTGTGTCGTCAAACCGAGGACACATCGTTGGTATATATCGCCCAAACTTTATGATCACGTTTGGGTACTGTGACAGGCGCCGCACTTGGTCATTCACTTCATACTCGTAATAGCCCGTATAAATAATAAAGGTGTCCATACACCCATTGTCCCGGAACGTGCGCAATAGTGCGAGCACCTCGTCTATCTGCAACATCGGTTCGAGGCCGCCGATCACGACAGCTTCTGTGATGTCGTTGCTTTGATAGAGTTGATAGAGTCTTTTGTCATCAATGTTATAAGCGCTGCCGAACAGGTCATGGTTCTGACAAACAGAGGGCGGAAACCCGCCCTCCTTACAACACTTAAAGTCACATGATACAGAACCGATGAACAAACTTGGCTTCTTATAGTTGACAAAATCCTCAACTACAATGCCGCTCACCCTCATTTGAGGTCATCTCCAACAACGTCAAACCAGTCTCGCATCGCGAATTCCGCTTTGCGCTCTTTGGAATATGTTTTTGTAGGAACGAGGAATCCTACGATACGCTGGTAAGTCGTTTCCATTGGTTCACCACACACAGGGCATGTCTTACCATAAAATCCGTGATTATGCTTGCAAGCGCTGATTCTGAGGTTAAAGGCGAAATACTGTACGCCAGCATCGGCGACATAATTTAACATCTTCCACGCAGTGTCAAAGTCCTTGAACGGTGCGTCAATGTTTACGTGCATGATCGAACCACCATTACACGCTTTGTCAAGAATCGCACTCAGTCGAATCTTTTCATATAGTGTTGTCTTTACACCAAGTGGAATCCACTGATTACCATACAAAGGCAGCTCGTATGCTTCATTTGGGAATAGGAGTTTGTCCTTCTGCATAAGTACCGCTGCCGCGCGCTCACCGGGGATCTGCTCGATGTTAACCATATAAGACTTATCTGAAGTGAATGCAGCCTTGGCCTCGTTGAGCACAGACATAACATCCGTTGCAAATTCCAACCCCGCATCTGTGTACGTCGTGTTACCAAACTCATCGGTGATGGTAAACCCATACTTCTGAAGGGCTTCGTACAGCCCAATAATACCGATTGTATTATACTGTTTATCCATGTGCATGATTCCCAAAGAATAGTTTGGCAACAAACCCTTCTCCACATTGCGCTCAATAATATGCCTTACGCAATCAAGAGCCTGCATACACAACAACGCCTTCTCGCTCAGGGCTTCCATATATTCTTCGGTGGTATCACATTCATACGCGAGTCTGGCAAGGTTGATCGTATTAACCTTCACACTACCCACCTCAAGAGCTGTGCCACCGATGCTATTGAAGTAACCGAGGTTCTTTACGTCTGAAACCAAGCGGCAGCAGTTGCTGAGGCTTGTAACGTCGTCGCTAATAAAGAAGTTGCTGTCACCCCACTGCATATTGTGTTCGCAGCACCATTTAGCAAAGCCCTCATCAACAAACTTGCCATCTTTGCGAAGAAGCGCATATGTAAGTACGGGGAATGTCATCATGTTCTCCATTCGAATCTTACTTACCACACGCATAAACGCCTTCTGGTATTCCAGTATCTCATCAATATAGTCAATGATAAACGTGCCGTCTGGATACTCTTTGCCTCCGAACAACGCCTCAAGGTACGGGCGGTCAAAGATCGAAATGTTTGTGAAGGCTGACTGGATACCGCCGCGCAGGAATGGCTGGTTTAAGCGATAGATGAATTCTTGGAAGTGCTGATCTCGATAATACTCTGGGTCACGAAGGACGTAATTCTCCGCGCAATCTTTGTGCCAGAAGTAGAACGAGTAAATCAGGAAGCTTGGTAGACCAACCGCACCGGAAGAACGATTACACGTCCAACTCACGAACTCTCCGATAAAATCTGTGAACGTTGTGAGATGCTGTGGCGGTGTAGCGTTGAAGTTATTAATAAAAAATAGCCCACGCTCAACAATATTCGCGATATCATAAGCAAAACAATAAGACTTCTCCGTTGCGTTATACGCATCGTGCAGATAAAAATGTCCGTTCCATTCGTTCTCTAGCCATTCCCTCGCAACTTTACGTCCATACTTCTTATTGAGTTCGTAGTAGATTTTGTTGAACGCCAGCAGCTTAGAATGTGGCTTACTCATCTCATTTTCGAGAGAAACAATATCCTTATGCCCGACGTTTGCGTTGCCGTCAATACTCGCATCTGCGACCGTCTGCTTGTCTACAAAGTTGTCAATGAAGTCAGTATAGCTCAACTGCTCATCTCCGAAGCCATTAAGCGCGGCCATATCGGATCCATATTTGTCCTGCATCTGATTATATGCGGTTGTGAAGTCCTTCAGGAGCCTGATGTCAATCTTCATGCCATACACCTCTTAGAGTTTACAAGTCGGGCACACAAAGTCATCGTCCTGCGCATTGATCCAGCGGCAGGCATCTACAAAGTTCATGAGTTCTCCGTCTCCAATATCAATGACTGGCACCTCCGTAATACCCATACTACGCATTACGTCAATGTCGTCGCACTCTTCATATTCGATATGGGCCTTGTTGAGTTTGGACTCCAGCACACGGCAACGCGGGCAACCTGTTGAATAAATCTTAACCTTCATAATCTTCCTCCATTTTAATATACGAATAAACTGTCTCGACGCATTTGTCGAGCAGAATGTTTTTAATGGTACAATCAGCTTTACGCGCTATGGACTCGAACTCAACTTTATCGTTGTATACTCTGCGGGCGATTTCTCCTGTGCTCGCGCCGCGCTTCTGCATGCGTTGAATACGTACATCACCGGGTACAGTGATATAAATAACCCTGATGCCGCGCTCTCCGTGGTAATGCGCCCGGAAATAATCAATGCCAGCCGGGTCAATTACATAAACACAAGCGGCATCAACCTGTTTTTGTGTGGCGAAGTAGCAATGTCCATCGAACACCGTGCGGGCAACTACGTCAAAGTCCTCATTGATTTCCTTAAAGGATGGGTACTGGATTGGGCTAAGAAAGATATGTCCGTGCTCTCCTTCATACCTCGGCAGACGATTGGTATAACTCTCAACCGACGTCAACCCATATCGCTTATTTAGCTCTTCGCACACCGTAGTTTTGCCCGCACCGCTCTCACCCACGATCAAATAGATATTTTTCATTATAGACCTCCTTCAACGTTGGATGGCGCCCGCAGGACTTGTGCTCTGTACAAAAGTTGTACGGTTCATGTGCCTCGCATTGGGGCACAAGGTATGCGGCTAAGTCAGGTGACACTTTTCTCACCTCATCGCGCATTGCATATGCCAGATCGCGGATTTCCTTCTGCGCGCGGGTACACAGCCGCAGATGGCAAAAGTGCATCAGCTCACGGGCGTTCATACTGACCGCCAGCTTAGTCTCGCAAGCATTTGGCAACACAGCCCGTGCATCCTCATTAGCCGCGCCCAGTCTCTTTAGTGCGTTATAGGCAATTGTTGCATGTCCCATCGCATCCTGGAATTCTTCACTATTTACTCCCGGCGGCTCGATATAGCGAAACCCGTCTTCGGCACAATAACGCTGGCTGCGCACGCTAAACGCTGTGTTACGGTGCCGCGTCAACTGCGCCAGCAGAGCGCGACTCACCCCGGCAACCTCAAAAGAAAAACTGACATGCTCGAATACACTGGTGTGTCCTGTCCGGTAGCAACCTCTTGCGAGTTTGTGCGTTGCCGTCGGCTTACTGTCATAGCACATCGCAGCGGCTTGCTCAACCACATCAAGCGGGTCATGACTTTCGCCTACGGGCTGAGTGTAGGCGATCAGTTTGCAGGAGAGCTTAACTGCACGCTGTTCTCCCTTACATTGATATGGGGTCTTACCTGCGCCGCATGCAATAAACTCACCGGCCTGGTCTTCCATGTGCTGTCCACACACACAACCGTCGCACACCTCAAGACTTACTTCGTTCATTCCTTCACCACTTTCTAAAGATTCCATGGTAAGCACTTGCACATGCGTGAGAGCAGAAGAGATGACCTTCGTCGTCTTCCCACACCTCGTCGTCATATTCGCACATAACCTCGCCACACTCTGCGCATTCCCCAAGTATACGGTCTGGCGCGTTTGGACACCTAGGGTCGCATGGTGTCTGCCAACAAACATTACACATCAGCCGCGCACCTCGTCCAAGTAAGAGGCTAGCATATCCGCCGTGTGGATCAGTGCCACACCGGGGTATTTCTCCATAGCCTGTGTAAGCGCTCTACTTCCACCGCGCGCCGCTTCGTCGAAGCCACCCATATGCCAGCGAACCATCATCGCTTCCTCGCGGGTTAGTCTCATAAAGGCTTGAATAATATAGACACTCTTTTCGCCGTGACCAAACGGGCACTCATCTTCTATGCTGTAACTCGGTACTTGCTGCCACTTGCCATGCTCGTCTTTAACATTGCGCACGCCGGGCTTGTAAAAATTCACCTTGCACAGATCGTGCAATAGCGCGGTCAGCGCTACCGTTTCTTCCTGTTCTGCGGTCAGCTCCCCATACTCACCTTGATACAGGCGCCGCAATCTCTCGTAGACGTGCAGGCTATGCTTACACAACCCACCTTCGCAACTCAGATGATAGATTGTGCTAGCCGGGGCGGCAAAGAAATCAGATTTTTCCAGCCATGCCAGCAACTTATCCGCGCCTTCGCGTTTAATGTACTGCGTAAAGATGCCAAGGAATTTCTCACGATCACTCTGCTCGTTCGGCGTCGATGAATCCGAACTCATAGGGGTCTGGCAAGCTCCAATCCCATTCTCCGTCACTTTTGTACTCCTTTCTGAACACGTTTCCGTGCCCTCTAGCCTTGAAAAAATAATAATCCGCGGGCAACGTGCGACCTACGCCGACGTAGCCTTGCTTTTCCAACTCCCACCGCCGCACAACATCTCGCGTAATATCCATCAGCTCATCCGTCACTGGGTAATGTGCCTTGTAACCGTGGAACTGAGAATAAATGACGACCTCCCCGATTGTGTCAGGGAAGTCGTCAGAATCCAGCCGGTTCAAGATACACCACACAACGGCGGCCTTCTCAGCGATTGGCACGTCATCGGCTCGGCATTCACCATAGAGGGTGCGGGCGATGCGGTGCATATCACTTTCGCTGATAGAATCCGCGGCGAGTGTTGTTACAGGCGTAAAGGTAAGAGCCGCAATCAAAAGCCACACGGCACAGTGTTTAATTCGCATTGTTGTCTGCTCCTGTATTATAACATGATTCGATACGGTTGCGGGCAGCCTCGTAAAAATCTTTATCCTTTTCAAAAGCTATAAATTTGCGTCCGGCATTGATGGCTGCTACACAGGTCGTACCACTGCCAGCGCACGGGTCAAGCACAAGATCACCCTCGTCCGTGTAAGTGCGCACTAGATACTCGCACAACTCGACAGGTTTCTGTGTTGGATGCAGCAAGCCTTTATTGATATTTGGATAATCAAGCACCTGCCGAGGATACCCGGCGTACTCAATCACTCTGTCCAGCTTATGGCTAGGACGGGTCGGGTTTACCCCCTTCCCATCTCCGTACCTTTGCGGGCGGCTCCACTCTTGATCCACGCGCACTAGACCTTGTGGCCGGTACTTCATATTGATTTTTGCACCATTTGCTGTCGAGGCCGGGCTGAATACCGCAATCTCTTCAATATCTTTTAGAGGTTTGAGTTTCGCGTTCGTGTGCCCCGATGGCCTACTCTTACGCCAGTACCACATGTATTTGAACCATTCCTTGTTGCTCTGCACAAGATCAGATGTGAATGGCTGCTGGCAAAACATGACGATGGCACCGTCGGGTTTAATAACGCGGCGCAGGTGCGCCCATAATTCATCCAGAGGCAGGGCTTTGTCCCATTTGCATGTCGTGGTGTTATATGGTGGGTCAGCCAGCACTAATTGCACCGACTGATCTGCCACGTCCGCTAGGCCGTGCAGACAATCATCACAGAGTAACAAAGTCATCACCGTACTTATCAATAAAGGCAAGGTCAAATTTAACCTTGAACCTCCGAATGGCGCGCTTCATTGCCACGTCAATGCCAATCCGCTTGTCAAACTCGTCTTCGGGACTACACGATGCTTCCCCGCGGATGCCATTCCACAGTTCAACTTGGGTTACATGCCCGTTGTTACGAGTGCGATATTCGCCGAAGTTGTTGTAGTAAGTTTCCCAAGCAGACCATACGCGGCGAGAGGCGGGCTGAAGCTGTTCCTCAAACAAAGTGCGGAACTCATTAGACGATACGATGCCAGTTCCCTGATGGTTCGTAAATGTAATGGTGCCATCACTATCAACATGAGTCACTGTAAATACAGTACCCTTTTTCAGGCCGGGGACATCCTTGATGAGTGCAATTTTCGATCCGGTCATAATCATGCGACTTTCTCCTCCATGTTCTGATTCCATTTTTCAACTATTGCGGCTTGTTGTACTGTGAGCGGCGCGTTATAAGTTTGCAATGCCTGCACAATATGGTTATTACGAATTTCGAGCGTTACTAAAGATTTGTCCGGTTCGTCCGCTCTGCGCATAAACATAACATGACACTTGCCGTCAATGACACGCTGAATATATGACACGACGCAATTATGTTGCTGGGCGGCTTCGTCTTTAATGTCGGCGGTGCTCTGCGGATAAATAAAGATGTAATCACCGATGCGGCATTCGTACTCCGGGCGGCGCTGTTTCTGAAACGCAGCTTCATCGAATTGCGTTCTTGCCCGCTCATAGTTACGCCGCATGATATCGTGCGTGGTCACTAGGCAGCGTGGGTAGCGATCGAACTTGACGCTCACTCTCTTTGCCATATTTATGTAGTCAATATAGTGTTGAGCTGCCGACACAGCGGTTTGTGCCTCGAACGTACAAATGCGGTCGATATAGGTAATATAATCAAGCGCACGCAGAGTACCATCTTTAATAAGTTCCCATATGCTAGTGTTCCACCTCCAATGATCACCTTGGAAGACCGCCATCATTTTTTCTTTATAACTCGACAACTCTTTGCCGATGGAGTGATAAGAAAGGATGGTTTGCATAGCGTCGGGATCTTCTTTATATGCTGCCAGTAGCTTATTAGTTAGCGTTAAACCGTGGCGTGCATGTCGAAGTAACGGCTTGGGAATATCAGTAATTTGAGCACTGAAATGGGGATCAAACTTTGTGATACCAGCCGCAAAATATTGCTCATGCAGCTTGTCTTTGGCCGCAATTCTTAGCACCGTGCTGAGCTTTTTCGTGTTGTGTTCGCATTTATACGTCCAAATCCACCGAAGGTAGCTGGCGTAGCGCTGATCCTCAAACGTGGCGAAGACCTGTGGCGCGTACCACCCATCAAGCTGGCTGTCAAGTGACGTGACGGACTTGCCGCGCAGTCCAATACACTGTTGCTCTGCCAAGTCGTACTTCACGACGCGGCCATCATCTCGCCAGAATTCAAGCATCCGACCATTCTTGACTACCCTCACTTACTTGATCCTCCTGCCAAAAGAAGGATAAGTAAGATAGCCAATCCAAGATCGATGAATCCCGGAATAAGGACTTGCCACCAATTCCAATCCAGGAACCCTGCAACCTTGAAGGCAATAAAAAGCGCCTGAAGCGTCATAAGAAAGCTGCACCCGGAGCGACGAGACGAATTATTTTCCAAGCTTGTTGTCCTCCTTAAATTCATAATCACCGATGTCTTTGTCAAATGTATTTGCTATATCTTCCAGCGCGGCGAGTTCTTCCGCCGTTTGCGTATATAATTCGGGGTACATATCTAGGATGTCAATGCGGCACAGCAGCTTATGCACGTCCGCCAGCAGCTCTTCGTACTCCGCGGCTTCCGACCCGTAACTGAATAGCGTGTCGGCATAAAGTTCTGCCGTCAGAATTGCCTCACCAACAGTATCCAGGCCAGCCTTATAAGCGATTTCGCATGCCTCTTTTAGTTTCATCATATCACCTCCTCTGCATACCCGTCGTCTGTTGTATAACAAATATGATGAATGCCCATATCCTTTATGAGCTTGAGACAACTTTTGCATGGTCGCGCGCACCCCAAAGAGCCATCCCTGCGTTGTCTGTAAACATAGAGTATAACCTTGTTCCAATCTACGCTGGCGCCCCGCAGCCCACAGAGAGCATGTAGTTCGGCGTGCATGGAGTGCGGTGTGCTGTCTTCAGAAAATCGTTCCCGGTTGTACCGCCGTTGCAATGGATGAGACTTGCAACAGTTATACCCGGAGCCAATCACCTTTCCTTTATACAAAACAACGCACCCGATGTGGATGCGTTGAAAGTCAGAAAGTGTAGATACGTTGCGCGCTAAGTCGAAGTATCTTTGTTTCATGTTTTTTATTGACCGTAATGTTACGGAGTGGTAAACTATGTGTCCTCGTTTAGGAGAGGGCGACAGCGGCTACTTGTGCCTCATTTTCTCTGCAAGAGCAAGGTGAGTTACACAAGATTCTCACTCGCTCTTAGCAGAAATTCAATATTAAGAGAGGTGATAGAATGGAATATCTGCTAGTAATTGCATTGATTATGCAGTCCACCTGCACGATCGGTTTTACTCTTGTTTTGAGTAAACTCCTCAAAATTATAGAACAGATTTCTAAGCCGTTTGGTGCTTAGTATACTTATATTAAAAATATGAGATATTAGGTACAGTAGCCGCTTGCGCCAACCCGCGCCGCGTAGATGGGAGGTGCCCCTCGCGGCGCTTTTTTATGCCCGCCGATTACTTTGCGGGGACTGCGGCGTATGCAACACCGCGGGAGATATAGTGCCAGGCAAGGCGGGTAGGCCAACTGCATGTCCAACCCTGGTGGTAAACCTTACCATTGACGATTACGAACTCATACCGGAGAAAATCGTCCACCGACATGAGACGCACGCCGCGCTTATACTTGCTACTCATTCTTCTCCTTTACAAAGTGGTAGTATTATGACCTACCAGTTATGTGTTGTACCGTAAGTATAGACAAGCACGATATTCTTGTTACGGAGTCGAGGATATTCGTGTACGTCCTCGCACTTATCGACCTCACAGAACAGGCGGCGACAAATGATGATTAAAACGCTTCAGGCAATCGTTGCTATTGTGACGACTATCCTATCTGTTTTGGATTAATTCCAGAGAGCGATGCCGCAGCGCCGTTTTTCTTTTTATGGTACAATACATAACTGGTAGGTCATTTTTTATCTTTACAAATTCAGCATATTATGTTAATCTTATTTTAAGAGTTATTACGTCGTTGATCTATGCTAGGATCAATGAGTACGAATCTGTACACTATTGTTCTTGACCGAGGAAGCGAGGACATTTGTGTACGTCCTCCGTACCCATCGACCCATATAGATCAGGCGGTGACAAATGATGACGAAGATTCTTAAAACTGTCGCGATTATAATTCGCGCTGTTTTTGACATCATCGACGTGTTTGTTGAATAACTCTGAGGGGGCGGCGCTTTGGCGTCGCCTTTCTTGTCAACAAATGTACCGCTCAATCTTTGAATAAATATCACGGTCACTTTCCACCCACAGGTCTTCAAATTCCAGCGAGTAGATCGCGCCGAGCAGAGACTTGGCATTCACGCAATGCCCGACCGCATCAACGATCCTCACATCACCATGGATGTGTGATGCGATCTCAGAAAAGTTTTTTGCGTCCTCTACAGTTTCCAGATGAATCTTGTTTCTCAAATAAATCCCTCCAATGACATAATAAAAGGCAGGTAAGAAGTCACTCGCGTACACCCGCTATTGCGTGCGTAACTAAGCCTTCCCTCGTTTCTTGTGGCCTGCCCCACTCACCTCACTCTGGCAGTACGAGCGCCCCTTCTCCTCTAGACATCAGCATCTCAGCTTTTGCCATTTGCGCAATAAGGAGTTAGGAATTGGAGCTGGGTAGGAGACTTGAACTCCTAGTCTACGGAGTACAAAACCGTAGCTTTACCAATTAAGCTAACCCAGCGTGGAGCCTCCAGAAGGAATCGAACCCTCACTGACTGATTACGAAACAGCCATTCTACCGTTGAATTATGGAGGCACAACCCAGCGTCCGAAGAACATCGTTGCGCACCGACGAGTTTCTCATAAAGAGCATAACTCACTGGGTCTACTGGTGGACTCTCTGGGACTTGAACCCAGGCGCGACCGCTTATGAGGCGGGTACTCTAACCAACTGAGCTAAGAGTCCATGTGGCAGAGGTGGCCGGGATCGAACCGACATTAACAGAGTCAAAGTCTGTTGTCCTGCCGTTGAACGACACCTCTATGCGGGCTGCTTTCGCAACCCGGTTTGTTTCTTTTGATGTAATTATTATACCACAAATTTCTGGCGTGTGGGGGCGGCTAGTCAATAATTTCTACATCATACCCAAGTTTTTCGATGAGTTCTTTGCGGGTTATGCGCCGCACAGAATATGGCACCCAACCGTCCAGATGCAAAAGTTTCATGATCGCCAATGTCATTTCATACGGCTCACCGTTGGAAAAAATAAATCCCTTGCCTGGCACATAAAAAAGATCTTTCTCTGATAGCCTGTAAGTTTCGTTTTTCTTATCGGCCTCAATCACCATTTGTGCAGTATTCATCTTCATACTCCTTTGCAATCATCAATAAGTGCTCCGCTGCGCGCACAACCCAACCGCTTTGATATGGGAGGTAGTAACCGGACGCCGACGTGAATTTATGAAACGCCCCGGCAAAATCGCCCGTTCCGGCCAGTACCGGATACTCCGCGTTCAATCGCTCAAGTTCACGCGCCCAACGATCCCACTGACCATCACTGATTAGTGATGTGCCGCGCCCGTAATAAATGTAAGAATGAATCAGGAGCTGGCGGCGTCGGCGCACCATCAGCTCCAATACTTCTTCATCAGTCATCTGCCCGCATCTTCCTCATGCGTTCCGCGGCTGCTTGCCTCACTTCTTCAGATACCTGTCGAGGTGGGCTGATCTTCAGCCATTTGATTGGGACGTGTGCAAGAACGCTTCCGTCTTTGTTATGGGCGATAATCTTTACATCGTCCGGGTATTTTTGCGCCCACACGACGACTCGCTTAATCCATTTCGGTTCGGCTGTGTAGAACGTTCCAATCTTCTCTCCGGCTAAATGATTCCACGCTGTCTCTCTTAGTTCTGCCATAATGTCACCCTTTGTTAGATATCCCAAGTTGGGATATCTCTTTCTGCATCGGAATAAGCCCACCAAGTTTCGCCGTACTCGAATGACCAAAATGCGCCGTCTTCGGTGTATGCAAAAACATGCTCGGAGACGGGATCGACGTCAAGATACGCTCCGGCATAAATTTTGCCGCTGCGAATGTCCATAACGTACACAGGATTACATAGCCCGCACATGTGCCCCATCGTGATGAGGGTTTGGTATGATAGTGGTTTAATCATCAAACCGCCACCTCCTGATCCTGAGCTGAGATCGCCAAGGTCACATCTCGCAGCATCAGGTAGTCAATCATGGGGTATCTATCATCGTCATATCTATCGTCTGCGGTTTGTACGCCGATCATAATGCCTTCGCCAGTATCTACAATTTCGGTGATATACACAAACTCGCAGACTGCATCTGGATCGGTTTTATCTGTCCACAGCCTGACAACTTCGTCCTTGTGTTTTTCGTGCCACTGTTCAAAAGTCACTTTGATTCCTCCTAAAAAATGTATTGATATCCGGTTATCCACCAATACCCGCTCTTGTCCTGACGCATATCGCCGCTTCCAACCTCGATAAAGTCTCCTTCTTTGAATGGAAATTGCTCAAATGTGCCGGGGCGAATGCTCACACGCGCTGTCTTACCGCTGCCGAGCGATTTGCAGTCCACGCGGTAACACCACACGCTGCCTGTCTTACGACTTGTTAAGCCGATTGGCTTCGACGTGATGATGAGCTTGCCGCGGTCTGCTTTTTGCCCAGTGACCAGATCGACGTAGCCGAGACGTTCCTTTTGTAGGGACGCCTTTTGCTCTAGTGACAAGTCGCGGATGTCAAGCGTGCGTTGATGCGCTTCGTATTCGTATAGGATTGCCGGTAGGTCTATTATAGCATAAGATTTGGCTTCTTTGCCCGCCTTGGTCTTATCATTTGCGTGCGGGCGGATAAATTCTTCATAAATGCCCGCCTTGGCTTTTGCAACACTCTTTGCGTCGCCCCATTTGAAGAAGTCCAAGCAGTCAACAATGTTATTAAGCAATGTAATTGGGCCGAACTCCGCAAAAAAGTCAATGTCGATGAGTGCGGCACGCTGATCTGACCGCAAGCTGGTTTCTTTGGTGCAGGCCAACATCACGTCCGTGAACGTGTCCCAATGCGGGCGGCTATGCGCAAGCTCGTACAGTTCGTTAGGCACAGTCGCATTCAAACTCTTGACGGATGCTACGCCCTTAGTGATAGTGCGCGCCTCAACGTCCATGAAATAATCGCTCTTGGAATGCCCCCAGCGCGGCGGCAGAATTGGTATCTTGTATGCCCCAGCGAGAGCGGCGCCGTTCGCCACGTCGTCATCATTGGCAGCGTTGTTCAGCAGCGCGGTGATAAATTCCAGCGGATAATGATAACGCAGATAGGCGCATAAGTAACCTACCATACAATACGCAATCGAGTGGTTGTCAGTTCTCCCATGACTTTCATCACGGCTTAGACTATATCTTGCCTTCGCAGGCCCCTCCACTTCGGCTTATTGCCTACTCTACTCAGTTCAGCTTGTGCTGCTTTTCGATAGTCGTTACACCTTCCGGTTGCCCGGCTTGGCACGGTATTACCATGACCCGAAGGTTTTAGGCTCTCTTACCACCTTGGCCTTACGACCTAGTTGACCGTTTTCAAAGGGTACGGGCGCAACTCCACCCAAACATGTAACTCGATGCATCTTCAATAATCTTAATGAATTCTTTTGCTTCGGCTTCCGCTTCCTCGCGCGACTTGTCCGACTTGGCACAATACCCGTCGAGTATCTTGGGCATTGCTCTCTCCAGGATCTCTGGCTTTTTGCGGGCAATGCCGCGCCGCACAGTGTCGGCTTCGCTCCCACTGAATCCGCAAATCTCAGTCAGGAATTTAATGACGTCCTCCTGATATACAAGATAACCATTGTTGTCCGCTAGGAGATCGTCGATCAGTTTTGACGGGTTATGATGCTGCTTATGTCCAAGCAATTCGTCTCGGTATGACGCGCCGGACGGGCGAATACACGCTGTCACCAGTGACATGCCGAAGATATTGTGCGGCTTAAACTTTCGCAAGCTGTCGCCCGCATACGGAGACTCCATTTGGAAGATAGCCGTGGTGTTCCGTCGCATATCCTCCCAAACCTCCGGCTCATCCCAATTAATCTCGTGTGCTCTCGGATATGGAATACCTACTAACTTGCAAGTATCCGCTATAATCGCCACATTACGCAAGATCAGGAAGTCAAACTTCGCAAGACCCGCTCCGTCATGGATCTCATCCATGTCGATCTCCAGACATGACATATCGTCTTTGTAGAACGTGCCGAAGTTATCCGTAAGCGTTATGGGCGAGATAACAATACCCGCCGGATGAACAGATTGCGATACCTTTGTGCCAACTAAGCCATCATAATAATAGAAGAGGTCTTTATACTTTTTCTTCGTCCCGTCCGGATCGGCACTATACTGCTTCTTGATATCGTCAACCTTTTTCAGCGAATACGGACACTCCTGCGGATTAGTGTCTGGATGTGCCTTCTGCCATTTGGAGGCTAAGGCGCGGCCAATATCATCAATCGCAGCCTTGTCTGCAATAGTGCCGTAAGACGGTACGCGTGCTGTGTATGCTTCGCCGAATCTATTGATGATGTATTCGAAGATGCGCGGTCGGTCGGTATCAATAACGTCAATATCAATATCGCCAATCTCCACGCGATCTTCGTTTGCAAATCGAGAAGCGACTGTTTTCCATATCGTAGGATCAACATCTGTAATGTCCGTGATATAGGCAATAGTAGAACCGCACACCGAGCCACGACCTGGCCCAACAGGAATACCATTGTCGCGGCACCAGCAGATCAGCTCACTCATGATGAGCATAAACCCGCACATGCCGATCTTAGTGAACACCTTCTTTTCGTCCTCGATATTCGCTCGCACCTGACATAACCTCTCCGGTGGAATAATACCGGTGACAACCTTCTGCGCCAGCATATCGTCGATGCGCGCGAACCATCGTTCTCTGTCAGCTTCGGCGCTGCCATAAAGAATCGGGTATTTGATGCTCGGATCAATCGGCACATCCTCTACCATATCAGCCAGCCTATTGGTATTCTCAATCGCTTCGCGCCACTTGTTTTCCGGAATGGCGTCCTGCACGCGGAACATCTCAGCTAGTTCATCATATGATTTATAGGTGAGATCAAACTCGTCCTCCTGCGCAAACTCGATCTTCTTGCTGGCTAACAAGATTTTGCGGCACTCGGCTTTGTACTGATTCAGTGAGTGTGTGTCTGTGCCCGCAATCAGTGGCTTCCCGTACTGTTCGCTCATAAAAAGCAAGCGCTGGTTGTATTTGATCTGGTCGATGTTGTTGTGCGGCTGGATCTCGTAAAAGTCGTAATGCCGCGCCAGTTTCTCATATACCTTATCGTCGCCTTCGTATTTATTGAGCGGTGATGCAAGGCAGGCACTAATCTTAATAACATTGTCCGAGATGCCAAGGAATTCATCGAACGTGATGCGGTTCTTGTAATAGAAGTGATCTGCGTCCGTCGAGGCCATAATCAGTTTATTGATCTCTTCTCGCCCTTGCTTGTTACGGGCAATCAATACTGTGTGATAATTATCACGGATTTTCTCTTCTCCGATCTTCTCAGTCAAATATGCTTCGACGCCCCACAGAAACTTGATGCCTTTGCTCTCACAGTACATCTGTTTACGCATCCAGCCGATCGGGCGGCCATGCTCGGTTGAGCCAATCGCCTTTTGACCAAGCTCAACCGCGCGGTCAACATAATCCTCGAAATGTGTGCAGGAGTCCAGCAAACTGTAATCCGAGTGTACATGGTAAGCAACGTAGTTACTCAGCTTTATCACCTCCAAATACTTCGTCTAATGGGTCGGGGATTGGATATGCCAGTGGTGATTTATACTCTCCTTTATCCCATCTATACTGGCGCCCGTACTCAGCGGGGGTTGTAAAGAACCGCCGGGACGGTACATCGTAGAACATGCCGCAGGAGAAGCCAGCGCGACCACGCAATCTATCCTTGAGCACCGTAATCTTCACATCAGACGGGTCTGGCGGGGCGATCATCTGCCCCTTCATATTGTATTTGCCTTCTTTTTCCTGTTTCGTGACGCGCCGCAGTGAGATGGTGCGGTGCGCAAGGTTAATGATATTACTGCTGCCAGCTAGGTCATATAGGCCGACCTCAGTCCCGGCCATCATCTTGCGTGGGTGTGCCACCAGGATAACCGCAACGTCGTATTTCATCGCAAACTGGATAAGCTTACTGATCGCTTCTGTCTGCTTTTTCAGTTCGTCATTCGCGCCCGCACCAATGTCGATCGTCATCAGATTGTCGAGGATGAGTAGCTTGACTCCGTACTTGCGCACCACATCGGTCATACTGCCGATCAGATCATCCAGCTTGTTGCTATCGTTGTCGTTATAGACGTACCACTGGCCGCGGTAGTAATCATTAATATCATGCTTAACGCCGGGGTCAACCTTGAAGTAGTGTGCGCCGTTACTATCATAGTGTTCTGTCAGATGACGCGGACCAGCGAGGATATAGCTGAACCAATTTTTACTCATCCAGCCCGGCAGTTCTCGACTGAACAGCCAGCAGTTATGGCCTGTATCCATGGCGTTACACACGGTCTGATAAAGGAAGCTCGTCTTACCGGCGCCGGGCATACCGGACACAATCGTGAGCGTCCCGTAAAACAACCTCATGAGTTCTTTATCGATCGCTTCAATGCCGAACTGCACGCCGTCAATCTGGTCTAGGTCTACGTCATCGATGTCTGAGAGGTCGGTTACACTTGCAACCGGCGTATCCTTGGCGTTCAGGATTGCGGACAGCAAGGCGTCTTTGCCGCCGTAATACAGCACTTCATTCAGATCTTTGACTTTGACTACCTCACCTGTTTCTTTGTTGGTCATCTCCGACGGAATTTGCACATACTTCGTGCGCCACGATCCAAGTCGGTTGACTACTTCCTTATTCATCTTTTGCCCCGGCTCGTCATTATCGCCAGCCACGATAATACTGTCGAACTGCTCAAGGAAATCCCAATTCTCTTCGATCCATGTGAAGTTGTTCGCCCCAAACGGAACGCTTACTGCGTTGTGATAACCGGCTTCAATAGCCGCAAGCGTGTCCATCTCGCCTTCGCAGCACAGTAGCGGAGAATCGGTATTGACGCGATTCATATTAAAAAGGAGCGGGGTTGTGTCCGCTCCTCTTTGTGCCCACATCTTTGATTCGCCTGCCGCCTTGTTGATCTTGTGGGACGGCCGGTACTTTACGTTCGTCAAGACGTCGTTCAGGTCATAGTAATTAAACACACAATTCCCGTGAGCGTCTTCCCGCACGTCGGCATAATCTACCGTGCTCTGACTAATACCGCGGGTCTTCATATAACCATAAACATTCTCTTTGTTGTTTAGAGGCTCTTCATGCGGATATTTGTAATCCCGCTTCGACGGCACTCCTTGCTCCCCGAATACATAAGGGACGTCCGCCGCCTTAAACAGTTCCTGCACAGCATCCAGGAACGAGATGTTCTGCCCGCGCATCGCCGCCTCAATAAAGTCAAAAGATGCCCCACACCCGAAGCACTTGCATCTATGTCTCTTGGTATCGTAGATAAATGACGCAGTATCTTCGTGATGTACGGGACATTTGCATTTCATGCGCGTTTCATCGATCTCTTCAACGTTTAGGAACTTTGTGATAAACAGGAAGTTTTGATCCCCAAGTTTTTCTTTGGCCTTTTGTATAAGCTCCTTTTCGACCAGCATCCGGCGCTTCTCCCTTCTTACTGCGCGGGCACAAATTACCCACAGAACACAGCGTATCGCAGAAGAAGTCGCCGTGATCTTCTCCTGCCAGTTCAACTTTATCTAAGAATTGTTCGTCGGCGTACATCGCATTAATCGTATCAATGAACCACTGTTCAGCGGCCTGCATCTCATGCAGATCGAACTTAATTACCTCATGCTGGCGTGCTCGGAACATATTGAACTCCATCTCGATTGGGTACTCCCCATAATTGTCGAATACCCAACGAGCGTAAAGGTAAAGCTGGAGGGCGTAATGCTTTTTCTCTTCATCGCTCTTAAAAGACCCTTTGCTCTTAAAGTCAACGACCTTAAAGTGCCCATCCTTGTCACGCAGCAACAAGTCGATGAACCCGATGAATGGACGTCCTTGGATTTCCAACGTAACTTTTATTTCTGCACCAACGACTTCATAATCCGCGTAGTCGCCATCGAACATATCAAAGAACTCTTTGCCGTTCTTGTAATAGCCTGCGCCCATCTTGGCGAATGGAAACGGTGTTGGCACAGCCTCATCATATTCAGATTCATAAGCTGCGCTCAACTCATAAAACTCCAACTTATGTGTGTAATACCGCTCAAACAGTGAATGGCACAAGCTCCCCCACTCGGCAAACGCATTGCTATCCTTATCTGCCTGCTGCAAATACTCCAGATAAAACATCCGCGGGCAAGTGCTGTAAGCATTCACCCGCGAAAAGCTCCACGTCATGCCGTCAAGGAGAAAATCCTTATCGGCCTTGTTCATGTTTAGAACGGCAGCTCGTCTTCATGTACACCAGCGGCGGGAGCAGCAGGCTTCGACGCGGCGTTGCGAGGAGCGGTTTCCTCGAAAGAGTACATGGTGTAATTGGTGTACAGCTTGCCCTTTTCCTTATCATATTTATTGGTCACGGCAAAGTCACCGACTTTGATGCGTGAGCGGGCAGGTAGTTCAGCGATACGCCTGGCGTCTCCGGCCAGTGTTACCCAATCGCTCCAATCCTGTACATAATCATCGGAATCCTTAACCTTGCGCCTGGTGGACATACGCGCCTCAATAAATCCGTTGTGCTCACGGGTTTCCCAAACGGTGGCATACGCATTGACTCTCATGCTCATAATTACTTATCCTCTTTCTTCAGTTCATCAATAAGTTTCATAACCTTTTCGCAGTCTGCAACAGAGGTCAGCGAGTTGGGGTTCGCACTCTTACACACTTTCTTGCAACATGCGAACACTCTGTCCTTGCCGAGTTCTTCGGACTTTTCCTTCATATAAGCCAATACCTCGGCACGCTTGTCTGCCAATTCCTTACTGACTTCTTCGCCTTTGTTTCTACCGCCGGTTTTACCAGCCGCCGTGTTGCCGTCGTCATCTGCTTCGCCATGCGTCGCCAGAATAGGATTGATAGCGCCGCGGCGTGCATATGTGAGTGCTGCAATGACACCCTGCGCGTCTCTCTTGGTAGTCGGCACACCAAACGGCGGGTATACCATGACGCCGCCCTCACCGTGCATCAGGATTGTCTGGGCGTAAATAAATCCATCATCACCATTGATAGGCACCTGCGTCAGACCAAGGTTGTACTTCGACAATACGGGGCGGGTCGCATTCAACACTTCGTCTAGCGGTGCGTACTTAGACTGGGTAAAGGGATTCAGCTTTGTTGTGGTCGGGTTCTGAACCTCTCCGATGTATTTTACGAAGTCACGCAACATCGCAGTGCGCTGCTCGTCAGTACCGTAAAATCGGATATTGTTCTCGGCCGCAAGCTCAGTAAACCTAGGCTCGTACCAAGCCAATTCGTCCTCAAATGCGGTCTGCGCTTCATCGTTCGTGACTTCATTGACGGGTTCAACGGTCAATTCGTTCTTCTGCTCTTCGCTCATAAAAATCTCCTTTTGTTTTATAGGCACGGAAATAAACCGCACCGGGAGGTGATCGGTACATATTCATTTTTCTCACTCCTTATGTCTGTATTATACCATATAAGATGAGCCGTGTGCGGGCATATAAGAAAAGATATCCCAAGTTGGGATATCTAAATCAAATGACGATGGACGAATCTTGCACCAAGAGTATTGCCAAGTAGCGCTGCGAAAGGAGTGGCGGTATACTCATGCTAATCATCATAATGTTCCCCGCTGACAATCTTTGTAAGCAATTCCCAGTCGCATTTTGAGTTCAGCCATTTAGTGAAGCAAGCAATACAATCACTGTTTGTTTTTGACATGCAGTCAACATCCGAACTCCCAGGCGGACATCCAAAGTTACACAAAAACGCCGCCAATGCTTCAGGTGTTAACACAGCTAAGGCATAGTGGTATGTTTCGTCGGAAGAGTCACGAATAATTCCGTCCTGCTGAAAGGTATCTACCGCCGCGTTCCAACCATCAATCCAGTCCTGCGTATGATATGTCCTTTTCTCAACCATGATAAGATTCTCCCCTTGCTTATTTTTGTGCGCAATGTTACTATTAATGTGAGGTGATATTATGGCAGTATTTGAAATCGGTCAACCTTCTCCGCTCGGCAATACCATACCAGAAGGTGCAATCTGCGATATCGACGATAGCGGGTTACTCGTCGTGATGAACTTTGGGGTGCCAACACTTGACGAACGCGCTGCATTTAAGACGGGCGCGCCGTATGAGTTCCGGCTTGTTAGGCTGCGCGGTGTATTATTCCTGCTGGCGCGTCTTGGCTCTATGCCATGGACAGATATGCCGTACAGTCCGCATCTCAGTAAATGCTCTGAGTTCCAATTCCCTACGCCGAACACAGGCTATGCGACAACAACGGTGCTTATTGATAGTCGGTCGCACATCGTGCGCGGGCTACGATTGATTGGACTTAGCACCTCTTTTTCCGCAAAGTTGTATGAAGAGGTAGTCGCCGATTTGCAGAAGCCATTCGATCATGCGGAATACCTGCAAAACATTAACGACGTTTACAACGCATATTCCACAAAAGATATGCTGCGATATAGTTTCGCGGCTTGTAAAGGCTGAGGACGGTATTACCCGTCCTCTTTTTCTATAAAAAATTGTCGTATACTTTCCGGTATGATCTCTGCTTTGCCTTGATGGTACGCATCTATCCACGGTGTTTGGCGCTGTGTTATTTCGGTTAGCATGGAAGACGAATATGCGCTACACGCATCAACGATGTATTCAATCCTTCTTTTGTCTGCTGATGAAAACTTATATGATATGTCATTCCTCGGCGGATAGATAAACGAATTGCCGTAAATATCATACTTCATATACACGCACGGAACCACCGGTCCAAAACTCCACGCTTCGATGCGCTCAAGGAAGCACTGTTTTTGCGCGCCAACTAAAAATTCAGCTTGAATATAGTATAGTATTTTTTGTAACTTCAAATTTGTTACGATATTGCCTTGCGTGTAAGCATAATAAATAACATATTCAGCAATTTCTTGTACTTTATACATAACGTTTCACATGCAAAGTCGGTCATCCTCGCAAGAATCAATACCGCCTGCCAATTCTTTCAGCCGCTCCTCCATTCCGTCAAAGCAATGGGTGACATCATTCACAAACTCTGCTTCTGTCTTCCCGTGAAATTTCAAGTTGTAACGCACGAACCGCTGAAACTCAGGCGTAATATCATCCGGCCACTCTCCCGCACAGGCAATACCGGAGACAATCAAATCATAAGGCTCGTAATGATGAGCTGCGCAATCGTCACAACACCAGTACGATAGAGCGCCCAAGCAAGACGGCATAGCAAATACACCATCCCTCTCCCCGCACACTTCGCAGATTTCATTGTCCAATGTACTAAGACCTCCTCAATTATTTTTTACTAGCATAACTGCAATAATCATCCGCGCGCACCTCTATGCTGCCAAGGAGTCGCGTACACCAATGCTTATCGAGCAGTATATCCGGCTTATCCCACTTACAATCTTGGCAGGTAGTCGGCAGACGCATAGCTGCCTCTCTTAATAGATCCCCCATGTCAATAGGAATCTCCCATTCATTCTCATCGCACCATTCTGCATATTCGGTAAGCTTTGCAATTAACTCTTTATTTGTCATTCTTATTTGCCTCCTGCATACTTAATTCATAACAATGTCTACACATTAATCCTAATATCTGAAGATTCGACGACGAGCCGCCCATTCCACCCTTAATAAATTTATCGGAAGTTAAATCTACAATGTCGCCATATGCCACATATACAGGTTCGTTGTGGGTGAGTATCTTACCACATTTCATGCAGGTATTTGTCATTCTTATTTTCTCCTACATATTTTAATCATAGACTTGCGAATATTTTAACTCGTATGTCGCGTATTCATCTGTTTCTCCTTTTTGAACCGTAATGTACTGCTGCCATATTTTATATGTGTCACATTGTTTACAAGATATAATTTTCAGGTTAGCAAAATGACCGCGCTCACACGCTTCGCAGCTACTCTTATCACTGTATACAGTACCGCATAACTCACAAACATATTTTGTTTCTACTTTCATTAATCTTTCTCCTTCATCCATTCTAAAAATTCAGACCAACAATCTTCACATAAAATATAAGTACCGCTCATAGGAAAACCTTTATTAAAAAGACCTTTATTTAACTCATAGGTTAAACTAGCATTATCTATGTATTTTGTGATTTCTTTCTCACATCTATCACAGAATTTTTTAGTCATTATTTCTCTTCTTCCTCGTCAATTTTGACACCTCCGTCTTTTATCCATTTAAGCAACTCAAAACAGCATTTCATACACAGATCACCCTCAGTCGCTAGACCCTCATACAATTCTACATTCTTTCGATAATTAAGTCTCAGTTCTCCGTGCTTGCAGCCTGTGATTTCCGCTCCGCACCTATCACAAAACCTTTTTAATGCCATCTTTTTACGTCCTCCTGTTTTACGCAAATATAGATCATTTTTGCTCGTTCTCCGCCAATAAAACTTCCCGCAGAACTTTCAAAAAATCCATTACTCCATCATTATAAGCCGTAAGATAATAACTTTTTAAGTGTTCTGGCACCCACGACAAACGTTCTGGCTTCATGTGCCTTGTCGCATCAATTAATGCAAAAGCAATATGGTTCAATTCGAGTTCTGTCAATTTTGCTACCTCCATTAATGCTTTGTTGTCATTTTCTTTAGTCCAAACCTTCCTATAAACGCCATCGCTTGACACCACCCGCGCCAATACTCGCTGTTCTCCTTGTTCGTATCTTCTGGTACTTCATTATCCAGAGCATCCAGTAATCTTGTACGGCTGATGAATTCTGCACCGGACACTACGGCGTTCAACGCTGAGCGATACGCCCCGCTATACAGTCTAGCAAATATATCTGATGACATACTGAGCGCCAATCGCACACGCTGCCATTTTGTAAATTTACAACCAAACCAATATTCATAAAAATCAATATCTCGTTTCGTTATCAATAAACAACACCCCTAATTTTAGACAGAAAAAAAAGACCACCCGTTATTGGTGCCTTTCTCAGATCAAACCCTAATCGTGCATAATACCTTTCTCTTCCTGTTTCCTATTATAAATAACTACCATTGATGGGAACGGTGCAGGCCCAACAGCATTTCCTTCATCATCTGTAAAGCGTAGCCGCCCGCGCACAAATCGGATTTCTGCCTTTCCGTCAATGTAATCGTGAAAATATGCTGTATCCGTCCGCGCTGGGATAAGTAAAACAATCGGAAAACCACCTTTTGCCTCTTCAAAAGCCTTTTTAACCCATTTACTAATTTCACGCCCGTAGGGTGGATTGCAGAATACTGCGCCGCCGCGATCCCAGCTTTGTGAAAGCCCATCTGTTTCTGGCGTATAATACAAAGAACATTTCGCTGTCTCGTCGGTCGCCGCGGGATCAAGCACGAAGTTGAATTCGGCGTTTAGTTTGTCGTAGAAATCTTGCGGAGTACACCAACACATATTTTTAGAGGATAAAAGTGCTTTATTCATTTATTTTGTCTCCTTCTTTATTACTATAACTGCAAAATCTTCAAGGTACACGTTTTGTCAAGACTGAACCCAAACCGCCGTGGGGAATTCGTCAACTACGCTCCAGTCTAGTTTTTGCCCACAATACGGGCATCTTTCTAGCTCGCGCACCCTCCAATAATATCCATCATCGTAATTTTCATAACCGGCGAAATGCCTTCCGCATCTGGGGCATTCGAACGGGTTCCATTTTTCTGAAACAACACACATCGGGCGATTAATATCTGCCAGGGCTTGTGCGTAACCCCGTTGAAAATCCGACATTGAATTCGGCATACTTATTCCTCCCTATGACTATTATTTCACACCATAACTGCAAAAATCATCTGGATATACGCCTTCATCCCATTGCGTACACCATAAAACTCCTTCAACATACAGGTTTTCTTGTCTATCTTCTCTATTTAACTCACGGTGATTACCACAATTCTTACACCGTATCACCGGCACTGCATCAACAGTCGGCGCTTCGTCTATCAAGGTGTGCATTAGTCGAATCGACGTCCCACCTGTTACTAACCACCCTTCATCAACTACACTATAAGGTCTAATATGGGCGCGCATCAAATCAGCATCAACAAGTCTCATTTGCCATCCCTCCAGAAAATCTCTTTACGATCTTATGGCTTAACATCGACCGTAACCGGGAACTCAGTGTGAAAATGCAGCTCGTAATGGTACGGGTCGGTGTGTGTGCCAGTGATATCCTCGACAACATACATCGTGTAATCGTTGAGATAGATGTAATTCTTCTTATAGGTACTAGGGCCAGTTTTAACAGTGACGACTAGCTCATTAGTGCTATTGTTGGAGATGTCCATGTAACCTTCGGCATATAAAATAACCAGATCGGTACGGGCATTATATACGGTGATACGCCGCTCAGACTCAAAATACGACGCTTGTTGGGACATATTGTAGTTGACCTTATCGGCTTCAGTGCATCCTGTTAGTACCATCACAAGGCACACGGCCAACGCCGCAATCAGTTTCTTTTTCATGTGTTTTCCTCCCTTATTTCTTTTATGCGTGGCAGATATTGTTCTCATTTTGTGGCTGAGCCGCTAAAGGAACTAAATCGTTGTCGTGGGGTTTGCCCTCCCAAAACCCAGCTCTATCGTTGCTAAAATCTGCATCTACAATTCCACCATGCTTTGCCAGCACCCCATCTACCAACTCAACTGGCACATAACCATATACCGTATCACATGGCCGCTCTTCATCTTCTGCATATCCCATCAATTCAAAATCTTCGTCACTGGGGTATCCTAATTCAACTTTATCAAAATGATCCGCATCTGCTCTCGGAGAACAGTAATGATATTCCCCCGCCTGCACCGACACCGTATACCCATCTGCGCACTTTACACGTGGACGGACGATCTGCATGCCATTACGCTGCATTCTGTATTTTCGTAAAAAATCATTAATTTTCATGCTGCTCCTTTCTCTTGGTATCACTTTCTTTAAGCATCAGCGGCAACACCGCCTCTGCATAAGCGCACGCTGCCATATACTGCGCCTCATAGATCGTGCCGCCATGCACACTCTTAACGCGCACCTGAAAATCTTCTATCCCACTAAACCAGCACCCGGCGCGGACAAATATCGCTCCGTCCTTATCGATGTAAAAGTAGGCCGTCCTATGCGCACTGCCGATATTGCCAATTTGCACATACAGACCGTCCAGCACACGCCCGCCCTCGAACGTTGCACGCACGTCAATACACTTGCCCAGCACGCACCCGTCGCCCAGCTTGCAGCCGTTTCCCAGCACGCAGCAGTTGCCCAGCATGCAGCAGCTACCCAGCTCGCACCCGTCGCCCAGCTCGCACCCGAAGCCCAGCGCACACCAGTCACCCAGCTTACACCCGTCGCCCAACTCGCACTCGTTGCCCAGCTCGCACGCGTCGTCTAGCTTGCACCTGTCGCCTAGCCTGCAACCTCCACCCAACCTATTGCCTTTGCCCAGTTCGCAACATATGCCTAGTGTGCAGCCTACGCCCAGCTTGCAATAGTCGCCCAGCACACACTTGTCGCCAAGTTTGCACTGGTAGTCCAGCACGCACCCATCGCTCAGCACGCAATAATTGCCCAATTTGCACCAGTAGCCCAGTTCACAATCGTCGCCCAACTCGCAATAGTTGCCCAGCACGCACTCATTACCCAGCTTACAACCATTACCCAACTTGCAGCAATTATTCAACTCGCAGCAGTTGCCTAGTATACACCTGATGCCCAGCGTGCAGCAGCTACCCAGCTTGCAGCCATCGCCAAAGATCACCTTATCTGCCGCACCAAAACTAATTCCCGTGCAGTCTGTGCATTCAGGGATGACCAGATAACCATCCTCATTGCGCTTCAGTACGTCAAACTCCGCTTGTGTCATCTTACGCATTTTTATCACCCTCCATTTTCGCGCCGCAGTTTGGACAGAATTTAGGCAACCAATTAGTATACACATCCGCGTAGTGGCATACCGGACACGTCACAAGACGTTTGCCATCGTGTAGCAGCAGAATTTCCCACTGGTATTCCTGCACCGCCTGCAAGTCAACCGTTGCAAACTTTTCAACCATCTCTGTCACAATATCAAACACATCTAACTCACGTGGTAGAGATCTAGTGTCAAGGTCGTTCCAATCCCGCTCGCTCCGGTATTGACTTTTGCGCGCTTGGATTGCATTGTGTAGTCTATATTTATCAATATACTTAGATTCCATATTAGCTATTCCTCCCTGTGCCTTTCAATGCTTTCTCTAATGCTCTGACTTCATCCCAACCTAATAACTCTTTCGCAACCCTTATTGCGTTTTCTATATTACAGGCCGGAGCTGCGTTAGCTGCCTTCGCCAACTGCAACACCGCCAGCAACTCATGATATTCGCGCAAATTAAAACGACCATGCTTATTTCGCCGCACGGCCGCCAACCATTCCTGATAATCACTTTGGTCTTCCGATGTCAATGGAAAGCCGGTTTCAGATTCGATTCCCAATTTCGAGAGCGTGAATTGATCGTCAATCTTGAGATCACCGTCACCAGATTCCCATACCGTTGTTATCTGCACCTCAATTATATCACGCTCGGTATCTCTCGTAATAATCCCCGGCGGCACATCCGTGATATGCTTGATAATTTCGCGCACCTGCTCATCTGTCACAGAAACAAATGTTAGCATTTACTCTCCCCTCACAGCCACAATAATGTTTACTATCAATGCCGCGGCGAGCAGAAAGACACCCGCCGCCATGTAAATAACAAGTCCCACCGGCAATCCTCCATAATAAAGAGCCGCTGTGTTCCCACAACGGCCCAATCCATTACGCTACTCTCAGTCTGCCCGCAGTATAAACGAAATTCGCAATCGCCGTATCGACCTCTGCGGCTCTCTGTTTCAATTCAGAACTCACAATGCCCTTCATCATACTTTGCAGTGCTTCCTTCGCATTGCTCATCGTCTTACACGCGTTATCGATACTGGACAGCTCCCGCACCTTCGCCTGGAGCGCCTTGTTTTCTTCCTGCAAGCGCTGCATCTCGTTCGCCTGAGCGTCCGGGTCTTCCGGCAGCTTATCTTCCAGTTCTACGATCTTCTGGCGCAACTCAGGAATCTCACTCAGCGCCTTATTCTTCTCGCGCAGGTGATCCTTGAGTTGGGCGATGCTGATCTTGTACTTGCGGATTTCCTCCTGCATCTGCACGATACTCTCAACATCGTCACCACCGCGTCCTTCCTCCAGAGCATCACAGCGCTGCACCATGCGCTCCAGACGATCCTCAAACTCACTGGCCTCCGCGTTCAGTCGCTCAATCTCGGCGTCCTTGTCGCGCACTGTCTGGATCAGTTCTTTGATTTTCGCCTCGGAAACCTTGTCGTCACCTTCGGGTACCGCGTCAGCCACCTCGCGCTGCTGTTCAGCGGGCAAAGACGCGATTGCGATCAGGCCGGAAGCGCTCACTCGATTTCCAATTTCGTTTCCAACTTCGTCATCAAGTGCGGCCAACTTATCCAGGCGACCCACTGCCGAGCGCGATGTGTGGAGATCTTCGCACATATCGTTGATGTTGCGGTACATACCGATAGGCGACCGCTTACTGTCCTCGCTCGCGCCATGACCGCGATTGCCGTACAAGCGGCGCAACTCATTCAGCACTCTCGCCTGCTGATATACCGGCAACCCACTCAGCCCGCCGCGGCTCATCACGTTGCTGGCGAGCAGATCGTACAGCATCATATCATCGTTATCATAGTCGCGCACCTGACACTGAATCTGCTCGTAACCACAAGTAATCGCTGCCCTCACACGGCGATGCCCAGAGACAATCACGCCGGTCGAGCTTACCAGCGGCATATCGATGATGCCGCGTTCACGCACAGAGGTTAGAAACTCCTCATCGTCTGCGACCGCAGGGAAAAAGTAATCATTGCGGGGATGTGACGTCAGTTCATTAGGGTTGAGTACCATAATCGTAGAGGGTACATTGATAAGCTGCATGATTGACTCCTCCTTCGTTTACAGAACTGGTGTTCTCTCTATAGTGGTATTATACAGCACATGTGTTCCCGTTGTCAACGCTATTTTTCCTCACCTCCTGTCTGGTCTGGAAACACAATATAGATGCTCAGGTGTAGTGCTCGGCATATCGCGTAAGCCACCGGCACAGTGGGATCGCAATATCCATTTTCCAATTTGGACAGATGTCCAACGCTGACCCCGCAGCGTCTCGCCAACGCCCGCAATGTAATGTCTCGCTCGTAGCGGATAGATCCAAGATTATTTTTCATGATCTCAGTCTGCCCGCCCGGCGATTCTTGATTCCTTTAAGTGATTCCAATTTTAGCATAAAGCTTGTTTCTTATGGGAAGCACTTTACATCCGTTTAACCTATTTTAACATCCTGCAACACGCCGTCTTCTAATAATTTCAAAACTGGACACGGCCGCCCCAACCTCAAGTGGCTCATAGCGGAATACTCGTAGGAACCCATTTGGAGTGCAATCAATTACCCAATTTCGCTCCCGCTTATCTCTTTCCCAGTTCCCAATCCCATCTAGGTGTAGTGCGTCGGAGCACCCGCCCATACGGCATACTGCATAGCCTTCGTTACATGCAACAAATGTCATGTTACTCCAACCACTGTCGTGTATTGATCCGGCGCAAGTTGGGTAAACAATCACGCTATCAAACACTGGTGCTTCCTCTTGACTGTACGGTGTCCAATACGGCAAACTCTCGAAATCGTCCATAGTCATTCTCATAATATCCGTTTCCATATTCGCCCTCCAAATGTAACCTAATGTCAGATATCCAAAGTTGGGATATCTCTTACTTTGTGCTCGCCAAGAACTTGTTTACGAAATACTGCTGCCCTCTGCCAGTCACCTTCGGAGTTTTAGTCACGATGATCTGCCCGTCCGGTTTTGTTACCGTGCGTTCTTTGATCTCGAACCAGCCCGCCTCCATGCTTTTCTGCGTCGGCGAATTATAATCACTACCGCGCCGCTTAATAAGATACCCATTCTCGCGCATCCACGAGTACAGCCTGTTCTGCCCGATGTCAACCCCGTTTTGTTTTATGAGCTTTGCCAAATCGCTAATCAAAATTGAATTCACAGATGAGTCTACAGCCTCCGCGAAGAGTACCTTCGGCTTATCTTCTTCGATCTTCTCATTAGCCTTTCGCAAAGAACTGAGCGTTGCCTTGAACATAGCCCGCGACTCGCCATCAAGTGTTGGCATATAGGTGTTAATGAACAGTTCGTCATTGTCAACGTAACCACCGGTGCGGCGGATCGTCGGCAGAACATCATCGAACACCCAGCGCTCAAACTTCTCAGCCGAAGGGAGCTTACTGTGCGTGACAAGCCTGTAAACATCACCCTCTGGAATATAGGAAAGAGACTGCGCACCACCGTTCGTAAGGGAGTCGCGTTTCACGACCCCCTTGCAATGACGACGAATCGCATCACGAAAATTGCTATACCCCAACGCCTGCGCGACATCCGCCCCGCAGAACAACGTCTTCCCGCCCTCGTCAATCACTCTTACCTGTCCGAACTCTTCATTCTTAAAAACCTGCATCCCGTTTTCCATTAGCTAATCTCTCCTCACTTTACGTCTTGTTCATTATCTTTTGCAACTTGTAGCAAAACCATCGTGCCCACAAGTGGGCATAGTGCAACCCAAAAGAAAAAGCTGGGCGCCTAGCTCAACTTTCATCACCTCTATTCGGTTGTCTGATGTGTCTCTATTATAACACGTTTCAATCATCACGCGACACATAGTGCATATATCTACAAGATTGGCACCGCGGCTCTTCCATATCGCGCCACCGCAACACGTCTAGCAACATATCCGTAAACCGTCGTGCGTCCACAATCGGCCTGCCGTCCTTGCTTGGCGAAACGCATTCGACCGCTGCCTGCAAAGCCGTTTTCAAATCCTTTTCCGAAACCGCTTTCATTGTTACCTCCATAAGAAAGCACCACCCAAGGAGTTCTATTCTCCTGGGTGGTGTTACCAATTACCTTAATGTGGTCAGGAAATCAATAGCTTCATAGACGGTTGAAAATGTTAAGCACCTCTGGCACAACCAACGATTTCGTTCGTCAGTATCTTCAAGCCCAGGCAGCCCTTCCCGCAATAAGTTAGCCACCGTCCTTCTAGCATTCGCCGTCGCTGCTTGATACCGCTGTGCAATTCTTGCCGTAATATCAACATCGCCCTTCCGGTAACTGGGTTCTTTGGCGAGCAGGCGGCGCATAACCTGTTCTTTCTCCGCTACTGTCTGGATAGGCGGCGCATACATCTCATAATGCAACATCAGCCAGTATTCAATACACCCGGTTGTCATCAGAAGCCGAACCTTAATCTCCGGTTTCTTTCGTAGAGAGCGCAACCGCTTTATAATCTTTAACCTGGCGTCCCACAACCCTATGTCTTTTGTCTCTACGTCAAAGAAGAACCGTATTTCATCTGTAACCTCAGCCTTATCGCGATATCTAATATCCTTTTTGAATTTGTTATCGGCTATCTCGAACAAACCTACCGCACTGGGAGACTTAATAACAGCAACGTCATCAAATTCCTTCCGTAGAAACTCAACATACGCCTGTTCACTTTCTCCTTCACAGAACACAACGATATATGGTTTCTCTTTTCTTAAAGGCCGCGTCATCACTCTACCTCCGCGATCTCAACGTCAGGAACCGCCCCGTACTTGCCAACAAGATACCCCTTGCGAATATTTTCAGTTGTCCGTGTCGCGAAATCACTCATAGCGTATAGTTCCGACACCCCATCTCTGTCCCGCTTATCGACCAAATAGATCTGGTCTTTGCGAATCAGTTCGAGGTTCATCAATTCTGTGTTGTGGGTCGTGAAGATTATTTGCGCGCCGTTGGGATTTGTTTCTTTGCTTTGGAATTTGGCAACGATATAGTCTACCAAGGCCGGATGAAGTTCGCGTTCCAATTCGTCAACCAACAACACGCCACCAGTGCGCAATGCGGATTCGATTGCTGGGGCAAGCGCCATCAACTTGCGCGTGCCGTCCGATTCCTCCGAGAGTTCCAGCGAATAAGACACCTTCTGTCCGTCATAATTCACACCCTGATGACTTGCTTTTGCGGACACCTTTCCCATTTTAAGATAAACTTCATTGTTGTTAGAGGTTTCAGACAAGGTTTGCATAAACTTGACTAACGCAGCCTTCACTTCTTCTGGGAGATCAGTCGGTAAGGACTCACCTTTGTGAATTTCCTTGCTGTTAAATACAAACCGCATATCCTGAATACCAACATCCGCGGCCTTTGCGTAGTCCGAAATTGCATTCAGCATGTTTTTGTCTTCCGAATACTCAATAAGCTGCTGTGGGATGTCCGAGTAGTCTCTGGAAAAGAACACCTGGTTCCTGAACCACTGCATAGCAGCTATACACTGAGCATCGTTTGTCGTGCAAGCGATGGAAAAGAAGAGCTGATTCGGGGCGACCATTTCTCCAATCACACCGCGCTTTACCTTCTCTTCAGTAAAGGTAAACTTCTGTCCGACGCGGTTGAAAATCATCGCCTTCTGACCTTTAGGTGCATGATAAAGGTACTCTGAAATAACATGTTCCCGCGTAGCCGCAAACCCGTACCAATACTTTACGCCGTTTGAAATATACTCAAAGTTAAACTCCGTCGGTTCATTTGCGGAATAGTCATTCAGCGAGAACGGATTTACCGGTACCGCTGTTCCGTCATGCTGCGTTCTCTGCGCGTTGCGAATAAACTGTACGGCCAGCCAGAACGCACGGATCACATTGCTTTTCCCGCCGCCATTCTTACCGTAGATCGCGGCGGCGGGGAGTAATTTCATTGTAGAAGACGCCGGAATCAGGCAACTCTTATACGAGCTGAGTCCTGTAGCTTCCATTGACAAAACAGCTTCGTCTCTGAAAGAGCGGTAATTCTTGAAGCGAAACTCAATTAACATCAAACCACCTCCATTGAGATCATTTATAGTATACCACAAATTGCAGAAAATACAATTCAGAAAATCACGTTTTTTGATTTTTCGTTTCTGATTTCATTTTATAAACCAAATCGTCTTAACCCTTCGCCCCCATAAACTTGCCGCGTTCAATCTCTCCGTCCAGCTTCGCCACATGCACCTTAATATTGAACATATGGGCTTCGCGTTTGCTCTGCCACGCTTCCTCCGCGATGCAGCGCGCCACCTTCGCATTATCGGCTTCCACATAGAACACCCACCATCTCTCACCGCCGCGCTTGGTCAGAAATTTCACTTCGTATGTTTTCATGTTGCCCTCCTCATTTCCGTTTCGGTTTGTCACGCCTTTCCGATTTCGGTTTCGATTTCTGTTTCGTATAAGAAAAAGAAGATGTCTGCTCTGTGCAGGCATCCTCTTCTTCGGGAACCGTGTAGTCATATTCACATAGGTTGGTCAGTCTTACTATCAAATCTCCGTTGGCGATTCCACTCTCAATCATCGTCATCGCCGCGCCTTCATAATTCGCATCCCAACTCAGGCTCAGGTATTCCAGCAGCACCACCTTGCGGCCGTTCTGCTCGACGCCGTACAGCCTGTGGCAAACCACATCCGATATTTCCGTCGTGAAGGTCTTGAAATTATTGGCATTATACAATCTGCCGCGGTAATCCTTAATCCACATCTTACACCCCGTCAATCTCGCGCAGGGACGCCAGCACTTCGTCCGGCTTGTCACGGAACTCATCCAGTGTGTCATACGCATCAGTCAGCGAATCCACCGCGTTCTGCATGGTTTCATATCGCTCGGTATCCTGCAAGCTCTCCGGCATATTGTCAAGGCATGCCTGTTCATCCATATTCAGATCGTCCACTTCATTGAAGATCCATTCCAGCGAAGTGGCTACGTTTTCCAGCTCTTCAATCACCTTACGAATGCGCGCTCTACGATCTCTGTTCATCTATAACTTCCTCCCAAACCTGATTGTCCTTGTCTACATAAATCGTATAATGTCTCACAGCATCGAGTGTATGGGCTGTTGTTACCCAACAATCTGCCTCGTGATCCCAACGTAGAGATTCATAATCCACGCTCAACATCTTATGTTCTCTGATGTCCCACCTATAAATTGCATTCTCGGCACTCTCTTTGGTCAACCCCGGTGGCGGCGCTTCCCGTTCTTCTCTCTCCTTTTCCTTTTCAAAATAGGCCAGCACTGCTTGCCCAACTTGCTTTTCAAATTCGACTTGCTCATGTCGTCTCTTGTTAACCTTGTACTGGACAACCATTTCCTGGATGCCTTCGACCGCCAGCCTGAGCAGGATTAAGGCTCCGATTCCAAGTGCAATCAATACACTCATACCAGCACCTCCTACGCAATCTCAACCAACGTCACTGTGCGGCGTTTGCTCTGTGCCTCCCACGCCTCGCAGTCACCAACCTTGCCGATGTACTTTCTGTCACTGTGTATCGCACCGGTTCGGCTGACCGGATAATATCCATGCTTCAATTTTACCACAAGAGTTCCGTTCGGAGTTTCAAAGACCGGGCGGTGACGACAACCGCCGCGGTTCGTAACGTTCTGAGTACCAATAAGCTGAAGCTTCATAAACGCACCTCCAATTATCTATCCTTCAGTCTACGCAATGGCGCCTCGAACTGGTCGATGAGCGTGTACCGGAGATCCGCCCCATCCATCAGCTCCCGGTAGCTCGCCACTTGGTCATACAGGCCAAGCTCACTGAGCACATGCCGCACAGTCTTTGCCCCGACCACTCGCGTGTCACCACGATACGGAATGCTCGCCCGGCGCACCCTGGATTCCGAAAACCAATTTTGTTTCCCGATCCGGCGCTCGAAGTGAACCTTGCCGCCGGACACATTCGCTGTCACCTGATACCCTTCAAGGATGGAGCACAGTTCCCGCGACGTGATGTCAACATGAAACGCATTGTCTTTCCGCTTCGTCATCCGCTTCAGGCAGCGTGCGATCACGGCAACGCGCCGGTCGGACTCCGGCAGACTATGGTCGGTTTTTTGCCACTGATACGGGTACTGCCTGGGCAGCTCGTTCGCCGCCGTCGCCACAACCAATGCCTCAAATTCCTTGGCTTTCACATTCGGCATGTAGCCAAACTTGTCAAGGTGATAAAGCAGTGTCAACAGTGACACGCGCTTATTGCCGTCGCTGAAGGCGTGGTCTTTCACCAGCCCGTAAAACAACGTCGCGCAGCGATCCAGCGCCCTTGTGTATTTGTACCGGTTGCCCAGCCCGACTACTTGCCGACTGACTGCCGACGCGAGCAAGTGCCCGCTGCGCAGCCCAACCAACATGCTCTCGGCTTCCTCCGGCCGTGAGGGATCGGTGAAGAAGTCCACGAGGATGATATAGGCACATAGCACATCGTCGGTCGTGATGTCCGTCCCGCCCAGTCCGCTGACACCGCCCGCTTCAGCCCGCATTCTCAGATATTCTTCTCGCAGCTCCGGCCTTAAATTGCGCATATACAACTTCACTTCTTCCTCCTTTCAGTATATCATGTCGAATCAGGATCGTCAACGCGGGCGACGTCGGTTCCCGACTTCGATTCATAGTTCGGCGCGAACCGCGCGGATGTAATTCGTGATCCACTGTTCCTCGTCGATACTTGCCAGCGCCTTGCGCACGGCGTGCATCTTCATCATCCCATCGTCGCTGATCTCGCGGAGGTGATACTGATCCCATAGCTCCATCAGATCGTCGAACGCTTTCTTATTGATATATCTTTCCATGCCGTACTGCCGCGGATCGCACTGCCCGCAAGCGCCGGATTCAAAATACCAATCCTCGCCGTCGATGCAGAACCATTCCGGGTACAGGCTGCAATCCAGAACGTCCCGCAGATCATTGCAACTGTCCGCCCACTGCGACACAACCTCGCTCGGTGCGCAATCGAACCGTTCACACATGTAATATTTGTCCGCAGCGCTCATGGCTTCAAACTGGTCAGAGATATAACCATTCACATCAAACTTGTTGCCGTTCAGCGGGGACACCACGGCGAAGGAGGCGCTGAAGAGCTGGCGCCCGTCGCCGTATCTCCGCACGCCAAACTCCGCAAAGACGATCTCGTGATTCTTAGTCGCGCCAAGCAAATACTGCATTCCTGTTTCCTCCTCAGTCAAAAATCTTATACAGGCTCAGATTCCATGCGTTTCCCAATTCATAATAGTAACCGAATCCGTTTATGAGTTTCGAAAAGGATTCCAATTTCTCCGCGAACCACCCGTAATTCAGCATGTCGTACAGCTCGCCCTCAAAGCTCATCGAGAGCGTGTCGGGGTGCGCATACTCGAAGTAATCCAGCGGGTTCTTGTCCTCGTACTCAAACAGGCGATCTCCGATCCGGCGTCCTTCCTCACCACCCCATCTTTTATAGGAACTCCACGCCTTGCCGTCGAAGTAGATAATTACGTACAGCCACATCTCGTTCTCAATACACCAATCGTAAATTGCCTTTGCGATCTGTTCCATATTAACCCTCCAATGCCGATTTGATTTTAGCCAGCAGCTCGTCCCGCGTTTTGATTTCGCGTTCCAATTTCGCGCATTCCGCCTCGCGCTTCGCAACAATCTTTTTCATGATCTGCTCTTCCGCGCTCGCCATGATCTCCGGCCAGTGTTCGTAGAGAGCAACAACGGTATCTACATTGTACGCATTGTCTACAGCATAGACCATATAGGTGTCATATGTGTGCTCATTGATGTACACGTCCTCGCTAATATATGGCTTTCCTTGATTATAAAGCTTTAACGTAATAAACGAATGAGAGCTATCGCTCTCAAAATCCATCAGATTCAGAGACACATTGGTCTTAATGCGGCCTACACCGAGTTTGTTCAATTCAAGTAAGTCTTTGTCAATCCTCTCGCGCATAATTCGCGCCTGCTCGATGGCCTTTTTCTCGGCCGCCTTGGCTTCCTGTCTCTGCGCCTGCATCTCACGTTCCATCAGTTCGTTCAATTCCAAAAACCTTTTCATCGCTTCCGTCATTTCTCTTCCTCCTTACTTTCGATTTCCCTTTCCTGCGCTTCCCACACCAGCTTTTCAAATTCGGTTCTCCATTCCGTAATTTGCTTTGCCGGGATGCGCGCTATCCTATCCGTGATCTCAATTGAGTGCGCCCGCTGCGCCGTATCGCTCCTCGTGGTCTTGTCATTGACAGCAGCCAACCCCGTGTCCGGCACGATCGCGCACCATGTAAAACCAGCCTTGTAATAGTTGTAAGTCCCGTCCGTGTACCCGCTGTGTAGCTTCGCAATTTTCTTTCCGTTTTCCATGTGCATCGAGTAGAATTCACATTTCTTCATCGTCAGCCCCCGCAATCTTCAACTCGTCGTACAACCCCGCCACATGATCCTCATAGCTGCCGATGTAGCGTTTCGTCACTTCCGTGCTCCGCTGCCCAAGCGCATCCCTCGCGGCCTCCAGACTGTGCGTCTGGTTGAAGATGTTGTAGCCGCAGGTCTTGCGCATCGAATGCGTGCTGAGTTGAAATTTCAATTCCAAATCCCGCCGCACCGCCCGCAGAATCTTCCCGTAAGAATCCGTGCTCATCATGCCATTCGGCAGGCTGACGTCGCGCCCGTCCTTCTCCCTCGCTTTGTTGCCGTGCGATTTGCGGCTGGGGAACAGGTAGTCATCCGTTTTCAGATTGGATTCCCGAATGTACTCCGCCAGCTCGCCCCGCAGGAACTCGTTCAGGTGCATCGACTTCTTGACCTTCGTCTTTTGCTCGGCGTACCGCACCGTGCCGCGGATCGTGCCGTCGAGCCGCATCACATCCCCGACCCGCAGCTTCAGCACATCCCCGCACCGTCTGCCCGTGTACGAACCGAACAGGAAGATCATCCAGTTCCGCCGCCCGTATGGACTGCTTGCCAGCAGGTACTCGCGAATCCGCCGCATGTCCGCCGCTTCCCGCACAGGTTCGGCCGGTCCAGACCTCGGCGCTTCGTAAATTCGCTTGCCCGCTGCCGCTGTTTCCGGTTTCGGAATCGGTTTCCAAACCCTGAGCGCAACTGCCATTACCGCAGCACCTCCCGCGCATTCGCTGCCATGCGGAATCCGTCCGCAAATTCGATCACCCACATGGGGTTGTTCTCCATCGGCTGTACCCTTGCCACAACGGTAAAGGACTTGCCGATGTACGGCTCCCAGCGCGCCCCGAAGGAATCCTCTTCGCGCTGCGGCAGGAATCGTTTTGCAAATCCGAATCGTTCCAGACGTTCGTAAGTGAAGTTACTCATTGATCGTCACCTGTCCTCTCCAAGCCGTGCCGGTCAGACCGTAAGTTTCATCCACGCCCCAGTCTCCGCTGACATGGCGCGGGCAGTCCGGCAGAGCTTCCCAAATCATACTTACGGGCAGTTCAACGTCGCGCTCCAGCTCGATGAAATCAGACCCGGCGCCGTCCCACGGGCTGAACAACAGTGTGAAACTGTCCTTGGAGATCGTAATCGTGCCGGGCTTGTCCGCCGATTTCCATTTGCTATTGAGTTTTATGAGCTGTTCCAGCGTCATCGTGACAAGGAATGTAAGTGTGCTGAGGTCGCCTGTCTTGTAGCTCACAGCGTCAAAAGTTGAATTAACAAATTCGTTTTCCGAATCACGCTCGGTGTCCAATTCGATTTCGGATTTGCGATGCCCCTGCTGCTCGATCAGCCAGGCGATGCCGGAACGTGGATCGATGAAGCCTTCACCATCAAAGCCGTTGAGCGTGAAGTCAGCATTGCTCTCCGCGCCGGTGTCCACCATGATCGGCACACGGAATTCCTGTTTGAGGAAGTGGTCGGCGGGGTAGACGGGGTATGTAAGCTCATAGATCGCGTCCCGCACATCATCCTCTTCAACGCCCAAGTCCGCGGCGCAACTCTCAATGAGTTCGTTTTCCATGTTGCACTGCGCTGTCTCGTACATATATCCAAGCTCTTCGTAAAATGCGATTTCGGGATCATCGTTGTCCAGGATTTCGATTGCTGTTTTCAGATCCAATTCGTCGCGGTAGTCCGCGTACAGCTCCATCGCGTACCCGGAGGCATCGCGGCAATTCCCATAATTCTTCTCCAGCCATTCGCGCACCATTGCTTCACTCGTCATCTTCCCAACCTCCGTCCCAATCAATATCGTTTATCTCAATGTCATGATTTTCAATTTCTAAATCCGGATCCTCAGTCAGCACAGAATCCTGCTCCTCAACAATCATGTCCCGCACCTTCTGTTCAACTTGTTCATCGGTCGCGTTCTCCGGCACTCGCACATGACACCTATAAAAGCGCTTAATTGCCACGTCAACCGGGATAACCATCATCGTGCATCCTCCTCCCGCACCTCGTCAATCGCGTTTTCGAAGCTCATCCAATAGGCTTCAGCCCGCGCATCATTGTTACCAATATCCCGCATCACAAGCCGCGCCGCCCGCTCGATCTGCTCGTCCGTCAACTGCTCATCGTTTCCGTCAAGATAGCTGCGCACATCCTCGACAGTGCACTCAAATTCATAATCGCTATGGATCTGACGACGATTTAGCACCATACCGCGTTGCTCGATAATCTGCCGAACCTCCCACATAGTTTTCACATCATCAACATATCCGCCGACAAAATACTTCTCTTCCATTTCGCACCTCCTACACATCCGCCCGGTCGCCGCCGAACGTCCTGGTCATGTCCATTCTGTAATCAGGTTGATAGATGAATTCCCTATCGCCCAGCACCCGCATCGCCATCTTGCTGTACCGGCACTGCCGCGCCCGCTCTCTCTGTCCGGCCAGCAGATTCGTGTACAGGTCTGCGGTGCGGCGCGTTCCTTCTTCCCGTCCAATGTAATAAGCCAGGTAGATCATTTTCTCTACGCTGGCTTTTGCGTTTTCAGATTCCAAATCGTGGTCCGAATTCAACAAAGAGTGGATACGTTCAACAATCGTCATATCGGCACCTCCGTTCATCGTCTTTCTCGTTGTCGCCGAATACTTCATCGAAGGTCGCGTACTCGCCATCGCCCGCAGCGACTTTCTTTGCTTCGGCCAGCAGCCTCTGCACCGCTTCATAGATTTTCTCTTTGGATTGCTTCTCCATTATAGCACCTCCTGACCGACCATGGGTTCGCTTACTCGAATCGAATGACCAATCTTTTTCCCAACCCGTGTGCCAACCGCTGCAACACATCCAGCCGCGGCACCCTCTCGCCACGCAGGAAGTTCGACACATTGCTCTGCGCCATGCCGCTCCGCACTCCAAGCTGCCAGTTGGTCAGGTTCTGGTTTTTGATTTCGGTTTCCAACATCTCCCGCACCTCGTCGCGGATGTCGTACCCGTCATCCGTGAGCAATACCTCTAAGTCCTCAAGCCGCCGCACATGGGGCAGCATCTGTTCTGCCGTCACTTCTGCATCATCCCTTCCAGGCAGGCCGTCAGTGCGCTGGACTCGCCGCGATCCGGGAAAGTCAGCAGCGCCATGGCCAGCAGCTTGCGGGGCGAACTGGATTTCAAAACCCGAATCAGGCGCAGCTCGTAGCCCTCGCGCCCGCTGCCGAGCCGCCCGTAAATCGAACCGAGTGCCCGCAGCACCGCCGCACTGTACGCACCCGGCGCATCATGCCAGCCTGCCCGCTCGATCACCCGGAACACCCAGCGCAGACCGTCGGGACCATGCGCGCCGAACACCTTCGACATGGCCTTGATTCCGCTCAGTTTGCCGGTGCCGTTTCCGGTTCCGATTTTGATTTTGAATTCGCGGCAGATCCCGGTCATCGCCACGCTTGCCGGATCTTCTGCCACAACGAACGCCCGCAGCTTCTCATAACTCGATACGGGCTTCTTGTACTCATCCTGCGTTGCGAACAGCTTGGCTTCCTCGGCCTCCGTCAGCCCCTCGTAGATGATGCAGTTCAGTGTGTCCTGACCCCGCAACATCGCCGCCCGCACTCTGTTCGCCCCGTCTATAACTTTGAATTCCGAATCGCGGTAGCTCACGATGATGTCCTTCGCCTTGTGGTTGTCCCACTGCTCGGCAATGCGCCCGGCGTACCCGCTCTCCTTGCGCTGGTAGGCTTCATCCAACCGCAGCAGCGAACACGGAATTTCAATGTGCTTTACCCCGTTCATGACGTGGGCGTTCCGCACAATTGCATCGGCATACGCAGTGATCCGGGAATCCAAATCCGAATTCGTTTTCGCAATAGCAGTCATTTTCGATCTCCTTTCGTTATGCAACAGGTGTTGCTTGCACCAACTTGGGATATGTTAGCGATTCCTAACCGACCAGAACGGGTCGTAAGCGAACGCGACTTCGTACATCATGCGGCCGGTTGTTAAATCTCGGAAACCGCTCACGAACAAATCCGGATTCATATTTCGATCTCTGAACCAACCCAGGATGATGTCGTAGTTACGTTTGGTAGCCCGCACATACAGGTCGCTCTGCCAGTGGTGAAACTCCGTCTCGCCGTTCGCCCGCAGGCGTTCCATCAAGGTGTCCATGTCAGCCCTCCTTCCGGTACTTCTTGACAAGGTGCCGGAACACGAATTCGTCCACGGCTTCGTAATAGTCTCCATTTTCAGAATCGAAACCAGACTCAAACTCCCGCGCCCAGTGCAGGATGTCCGCGAACAATGCCCGGCTGTCATCGATCTCGATACAGCCTTTATCAGCCAACCAGCCCGCGTTGAGGGCCAGGTCGTAGACCACCTCGGCCTCTCGTTCCGTCAGCATTCCCTTCCCTCCTTTGCCGCCCGCAGGATCTCGTCCATGTTGTTTTCAAGCAGGAATTCCAAATCCTCCATGCGGGTCGTCATGATCTCCCGCAGCGCGCGCTTGGCTGCTTCCTCGTTGATGGTACGGGCGTTGCAGTGCAGCGTCAGCACCAGATCGTCGAAGGTGATAGGGTCGAGCAGATTGTCCTCGCCCCGCAAATCGTCCCCCAATTTCCAGTTCCGTTCCATGGTCAGCCCTCCTTCATGATCTCGCGCAGGAATTCGCCGAGCAGATCGTCAATCATCCCGCGCTCCGTTTCGGAATCCAAATCCGATTCCACAGCCAGATGCCGCGCCTGATCCTCGAAGCGATGCACCAGCTCATACGGCACGGTTTTCCCGATCGGCCTGTAACCGGTCGAGATGCCCACGCCGCCGACGTCGTAATAGTCACAGCTCCAGCCGTACACCCCGGCGCTATAGGCAAACGGCTCCTTGTGACGCAGCAGGAACTGTGCCCCGCAATACGGTATCGCGATCATCTGCGGGAACAAACCCCGCGCCTGCTGCTTACTGATCTTGATTTTCATATTCGACTTCCTCCATTGATTCCCACCACGGCTGACTCATGACGTACTCCTCGAACCCGTTGTCGTCATCGTACAATGCCGGGGTGTTGTTGTGTGTATAGGCCGTTGCCTCATCTACCGGATACAGGCATTCGGCGCCGTCTACGTAGACCCGACCATCCTGATCGACGAAGTAAAGCATGTCGTCCGCGCACACCTCTTCCATTCCACCGTCCACCCACATCAGATACCCGTCGAATGGGCTTACGGATTTGATTTCCGTATTCAGTAGGTTTCCGAAATAGGAATCCGATTTGCGGGCTGGCATGTACTCAAAACGCGGCGCAGTCGGCACATCTCTCAGCATTGCGTCTGTCAACCGCAGCACCCGCTCGACATCAGCCCACACAACGAACTCGCATTCGGTATGTGGATTATAGTATCCGCTACTCAGATTAACCGCGGCCACACCAAGATGCGGCGCCAGTATTGAGATGTCCGAAAAGCTGCCGTATGCCGTTTCAAATCCATAACTCGTAATAAACTGCTCAAATTCTTCATTGGCGCAGTCGTAGAATACCGCATCGTTACTGCCTTTGCGGTCAAACTCAATCATGAATTTCAAATCCGGCTTGATATTCTGATCGACAAACTTGTACGCCCCGACACCCCCAATTTCCTCATCTTCGGTAAACAGCACATGGCAATCATGCTTGCGCATTGTTTCCATCACCATGCACACGCCGCACCGATCATCCCCGCCGATGCCTTGTGAAGCGAACCAGACGCCGCCGTTTGCACTGGTTTCGATTTTGGGTTTCCGTTCGTGAACTGTGTCCATATGGGCAACCAACATCACGGGCACTGCGCCCGGCGAGTAAATCCATCCGTCCCCAGTCCGCACATCTCGACCTGCTGCCCGCAGCTCGTTGATCAGCATGCCGCGCAGTTCCTGCTGGCTGGCTTCAAAAACCTTCTCCCGCATTACGCAACCTCCCTTTCGTGGGCACAGTGATCGCAAATCCAGTTTCCGTTTTCAAGTTCGGTTGCATCATCGAGTTGCACGTACTCTTCGCAATCCTCGCAACACACTAAGTGCTCGTCCGCACAATCCTGGCAATATGTTTCACCGTCCCGTGTGGTGATGACTGCGTCTTCATAGACATACTCATCGCAGTGATAGCAAACATAGTAGTGATCCTCCAGACAGTTCCGGCACACCCAGTGATACCCACAATCACCGCCCACGTCCGTCATATTGTCCGCCACACACCATTCGCCGCAATCATCGCATTCCCGCACGCAATCCTGGCAATAGTGTTCTCCATCGATCCATGTAGCGTCTTCCTCGCAAATATGCTCCCCGCACTGAGCGCACACAAACTCACGCGTCACTTGCGCTGCGTCCTCAATTTCATTATCCGAATCCGAATCGAGGTAGTACCCTTCGTTGCCAATCACGGACACCGTGCCGACCTGTTCGATGTCGCGCAGCGTGCTCGTCGAGATATGATACTGATTTGCGTATTCATAATCGCGGTAATGCAGACTGCCGCAACATGTCATGAACACATCCCTATCGAAGCAATCTCGCCGCAACGACCACAGATTCGATTTCCCGTAGCAAGTCGCCAGTACGTCCTGCATAACTGCGCGGTAGTTGTCAATCAGATTCAGATTGTCGGTATACGGGTACAGACGGCTCTGCATCATAATTCCGTTATCGACATTGACCATGAACAACTGGCGCGTCAGCCGCGGTATGGTCGGTAGGTTACGCAAATCGTCCGGCAGCTTATCTACCGTATACAAAATCAAAGTCGATTCATCATTCGCATACGACAGCGTGCCCGCCTTGTAACATCCGCTGTAAGTCTCATCGCCGCGGGCAATGTCCGGGTTAATGATGTGACACGATGCCCAATTCGTCCCGTAACTCATCGTGAGAAAGTCACACGGATTCGCGGAAATAATAAGCGGATGCTCGATTTCATATTCCGAAAGTGCATCCGCCAGCTTTTCATATGCAGTTTTCAGTTCCAGATTGTGTTCCAGATCCTCGCCCATAGCCAGCAGCGCCTGCCGGATAAACCTGCTCATCTTCTGCCCCGCCTTGGGCTTCAGACCGAGGTTGTACTTGTCCGACCATGCCCGGAATCTGATTTCATGATCGGATGTGAGGAATCGAGTATTCATCTTGTTCCAGTCGTAGATATCTGCCCACTTTTCGCGTTGGTTGCTAGTGCGCGCTAACCTAGCCATGAGTATACCCATCTCATCCGGCGTCGCGCAGGATTTCGTTTCCTTTACGGTCAGCACCACGGATTTGATTTCCTCGTTCCAATTCGGATGCCGCCGCAGCAGGTTAACCAGATCGTTCTTCTTGTACTCGTTCAGATTTGCCTCGACGCCGCCGCGCAGCCATTCCACTTCGCAGAAGTTCAGCGTGTCAACGAATTGCCCGTAAAAGCTCATACCAAGTTCGTTTGCCATTTCTTTTTCCTCCTCTCACAGCGTCGCCATGGCCGTGTGTCCGCTGCCCCAGTTGACCGTGACCACAGGGCTGCTCAGGTTGCCGACGATTCGAATTCCCTCGGCCGGGAAGAACGCGACATGGGTTCCGTTTTCGTGATTGAAGATGACCTTCGCGGGGAAACGGGAACGGATTTTCATTTCGAAGCTGTTGGCAGACATAGCTGCACCTCCTAGAATTATTTAGTTGTCCCTGTACGGGAGAGGGGCAAAGCCCCTTTCGTCTTAATTTTCAAAGACTCATCAGTCCCGCTCATCACGCTGCGCTCATTTCATTCACGCTGTTTCACTTCGGTTTGCGCTTCGCACTCGGTTTCCCAATCAATTTCCGATTCCGGAACGAATTCCCCGCTCTCTGCCTCACGCAACTCCCGCGCTTCGCCTGGCGTCAGCTTCGTGTAGTTTGGATCCCACGTTCGCAGAATCCATTTCACAAGTGAACATAGCCATTCAGCCCGCAATCAGCCACCCCCTGCACACGCCGCATCGTCCCACCGTCCTGCGGCGAATAGGTTACGCGCCAGGTCTGGATATGGGATCCATTACAAGTTTCCCATTCCACTTTGCCGTCCCGCACCGGCAGGCGATGGATTCCGCTTTCATAAAAGCCCAGGATGAAGTCCGCGGTTTCATTTTCCGAAACGCACTTCATCAGGTATTCCGCATCGTAAATGATATCCGACGCATAACGGTCGGTGAGTTTCGCGGCCAGCCGCACCATGCGGTCGATGATGTCGGACACGTTCGAGCCGGGCGAGTGGATTTCGCCCATAGGGGAATAAGCATCCCGAATTTCAAATTCCATTTTCATTTCCTCCCTGCATTCACTTCGTTTGCGCTGTTATGACAGTCGGTTGGGATTCCGCATCGCGTCACCGCGCCCGCACCGCCACGATTTTATCATCAAACTGCGTGCCTGTGCCTTGATCGTCGAGCGTGATTTCAAAGTTGTCGTACTGCCCGAACCAGTTTTCGGAATCCATTTCCCAAGTGTTCCCGTCCGCATCCACGAAGGACGCAACGCCGCCCATGTCGCGCCACAGCACCACGTCGAGCGAGTAGGTGCGCGGCTCGGCATGGGAGCAGGACGAGACACCCGCCGCCAGCAAAAAGGCCGCAAGGCCGGTGATGACGGCGTTTTTCGGATTGAGTTTCATAATTCGATTCCTCCAATTCCGAGTGATTTCATCGGATTTAAGGGTAAAAAAAAGAGAGCCGTTAAGCTCTCACTTTTTCAATCGGTACATATTTGCAAATCCGATTTCAAATTCCACTTCGTAAGTCTTTCTCGCCGTTTGCACGCCGATCGAATCGACGTATTGAAGCATATTGCAAAACGCTTCTTTGTCTTTGAAGGTCACGCCATTTGGAAATCGAATGGTGAATACACCCCAGCGTGTGACACGACGCTCCGCGCGCAACCGCCACACACCGCCGTAGTCCTCCGTTTTTTTCTTCCAATATTCCAAAGCATTTTGATACCTGTCCCACTGTTCAGGATCAACTTCAAAATCCAAATCCGAATGGTCAAAGTACCCAGATTCGCGGGCGAGTTCTGCCAGCCAATCTGCGAACTTGTCCAGATCAGACTTAGGCATTTCACTTCACCTCCCGCAGTACATTCCGAATCAAAACCTGAATTCGTATCTCATCCTCGCCTTCAACCGGCATGACCTGGAACCCATCTGCCGCGAGCACAGCCTCCCGCAACCCCGCGATATTCTCGAAGGTGATGCCAGGCGTCTCGAACCAAAATTCGATATCGCAATCGCATTCGATGATATGGGTGTCGAGTTCCCATTTCTGGCACAGCTCGCACCAGTAGGAGAGTATCCGCACATATGCGTCGAATCGTTCTTCATTGATTTCGAGCCGCAAATTGTTCTTGCATATATCTTCCAGCCCGGCATGCAGTTTCGATTTCCATTTCTGACTTATGATTGCTATCACCCCCGCCATGATGATGTCGCGGGCGCGGCGTTGTTCAGACCAACGCCGCGCCCCGGCACCGCGGCCGATTTCTCGTCATGAATGACCCTGCAACACCGCGCCGCGCGGCCAACGTCACACTCATTCTGATACTTTCGACTTTTATATTATATCACCGCACGGTGACATAATCAATATTGAATTTCCCGATCCAAGGTGACGCGCCGATCAATCCTCGAAGGACATTTTAACGAGGTTAGCGCCTTCCTTGCGAGCACGGAACTCCTGCTTGTACTGCTGACCCTCGCACGCCGCGCTGAACATCTCCAGCACATACTGCGCAAAGCGCTGATTTGCCAGCACTCGCACCGACTTTACGTCGCGGCCATGAGCGCTGATGCACGCATCCAAGAAAGCGATGTCACGAGCGTCCACGCCGCGCAGGAATCCGGCTGCCTTGTGATCGCCGATCGCGGCGGCCAGCAGGTCGCGCAGTGTCTTAGTGATCTGAGATTTAGAGGTCGAGACTGCAAGAGTCTCGTTATCACCGCGAAAGAAGTTGGCAGGCAAGCGTACCTGCTCCGCATACTTCTGTGCAAGATCAGCATTGCCGATTTCAGCAAGCGCCCGCGCGCTGATCTGCAAGTACAGCTTGTACATGATGGTCTGCCAGTCACCCGCGCCGATGCCGCCGCAGAACTTGTCAAGCTCGACGGGATTGATCGTGATGTCGGACGTGTTGAGACTGAGTTCATGACTGTTCTTGTCCTCACGCACGGTCTTCTTCTGATAGGTCAATGTTTTGATCGCCTCGACCATGCGCTGCACCTTGTTGTCGGACGAGCTGCGAATTTTGATGAAAGCCGATTCCTTCAGCCCTGCGTTGACGTCCCGCAGCCACTCGCCGCGAATCTTCTCATCGACAGCCGTGATGCTGGCCTCGCCGAGTTTTCCGAGCATGGCGGATTCCTGCGCGGTGTCGCGCTTGCTCTGGTGCATCAGTGCGAACAGAGTGTTGCGGAGGGTGATCTTAGTTTCGAGTTCGGAGATAGTCATATGTGCCATGATTAGCACCTTCCTTTCTACCCGATCGGCAGATGTCCGCCGATTTTTGGGCATATAAAAGGGCCAGACGCGAACGCCCAGCCCGTAAAAGCTCGATTGTATGCAACAGCCCGCATGGCGAACCGCTGCGCAGGTTTTGCCGCGCCCGCATAGCGAACGCGCCCGCTTTTATGCAATTTTGCTCAACTATCCCGATTGTACTATGATGCGGAAGTGCTGAAGTTCCACCGTATCGCCGCATATTTTGACAGAGTCCGCCGGTGGTCAGGGAGTTACCCAAGCCGGGCTTGCGTTCTCTCAAACGCGGCACTCTCTCACGCAGAGTGCCCAGCGGCGGCGCTTATTCGCGCCGCTGTTGGTCGTCGTGTTATTGCGCGGTCGTCCCCGCGCCCCGCCGCCGTTGCGGCTGCCTGCCGTTCGCGCCGGGCATATATATACCGTTTACGTTGTGCTTTCTGTTGCATGTAATTTTATTCATTTTATAGGCATTTTATTCATAAAATTGTATAAAAGTTTTTTGAGAAATCCCGCAATTCAGGCATAAAATAGCCGCCTATACATAATATTCATGCAGCAAAAAGAAGGAAAACACGGGCGGGCGGCGAATATATAATAGTAAAGCAAGCGGGAGCTTGCCGAATACAACCAGCGCGGGCGGTCTGAACGCCCGCGCGGAAAGAGGGAAATCATGAAAACCTTGCACAATGTCAAACTTGCCACGACCCGCCGCGTCACTACCAGCGTCCGCGCCCATGTCACGCCGTCCCGCTACTACCATTATATACCCGCGAACAGCACCGCCCGCGCGCTGGAAGTGAACGCGCTTGCTAGCTTGTGCGCGTACCTTGCTATCCGCGCCCGCGCCAGCACTAACCCGCGCAACACCTCCGACATCCGCGCCCGCATGACTGCGTATCAGTACGACCTTGCTAACGTTGCACGCGCTGCATCCGCCCGCGCATCGTCCCGCGCTATTGCGTACCGTATGATGTCCGGCGCGATTCCCGCCGTCCGCGCGTATGCCGCGCAGCATCCCATGCACCGCAATGCCAGCGTCGCCGAAATCGCCGCGATCCGCGCCCGCATGGACGACATCGCAAACCTCCCCGCGTCGCTCAACGCGGATGTCGATGATGTCATCGCCGCCGCCGCTGAATCACTGCTTGACAGCATCGCCCCCGCGCACGGACGCGCTTGCATCATCACCCGCGCGGACACTCACAACGCGATCCTGGCTTGCCGCCGCTACTTGTACGCCGTCGCCCGTGGACGCGCGGCGGACGAATACGATCTTGCCGCCGACATCCGCACGACGCGCGACGACGACCGCGCCGCGTATGCCCGCGATATTATAGAAACGGCCGCCCGTATCAGTCCCAACGCCGCCGCGCTCATTGATCGACTCTTGCAAGGCGACACCGTATCAGACGCCGCCGCCGCTTGTGAAATCAATCCTAGCACCGCCCGCGCCATTATTCACCGGATCCGCAAGGCAGCGACGCAGCACCCGGACGCGCGGCAGTTGTTCGCGCTGCTGAATAATCCCGCGCACGTTGACGGCCTGCCGGATAGCGCCAGCATCGCCGACCACGTCCTCCCGCCCGTCCCGCCGCGCATGGACTACACCGCACCGCGCCGTAGCACCGTAGCCGACCCGCGCGGCGTGCGTGAGTATCTAGACAGTTGGACGCACCACAGCGACGCGCCCACGGATGACGTTGATTAACCGCACACGGCCAGCCTTCACGGCTGGCCTTTTTTTTTGTGGGCATGACTGTGTTAGTTGGATGATATAGCTTTGTAACGCAACCGTTACAACTTATTTCCACAAGTTATTCACAAGTTATCCACAGTTTATCCACAGCCAGCCCCGCTGAAAAATCCTGCATCCCCGACACGCCGCCAATGCAGGGTTTTTGTACTTTTCCGGCATTCAGGCGGGGCGGGTTAAAACCGTGCGCACGTTTCTATAAAATAATCCCGCGTAAACGGCTCCCCCTCACTCTCAAGCCACTCCATCCCATCCCTTTCACACTTCTTCTCTCTCCTCTCAGAAATCCCACATTTCTCGCAAATTTTCTCTTATTTCATTTAATATCTTCTCATTTCATTCAATAAAATTTCATTCAACTCAAGAAATCGTTTGATTAACAACGTTGTTAATGTATGCCCGGCATAAGGGAGGGAAGCACCTGCTCGGTTCTCCCCTCCCTCGTCGTTCGCTTAAACCCTCATGCTGGTCATGCTCACCACATGGCGCTCACTCCTCACCCTCCTCTCTCCTTCGCTGCGGGGCTGCCCATAACACACAAAAGGCGAGCCACTTTACAGCCCCTCCGCTCATGACCGCGCGGCGGCGTTGTAAGGGAGGTGAAGTATCCCCTCCCTCGATCTCCGCTCACACATGCCCACTCACCCACATGGTCACTCGTTCGCTCCGATCTCACCCACCCCTCTTGACGCGGGCTTGCCCATATCACCAAATTGAACACTCACCTGCCCGCCCGCTCATGATAATAACCTACTACTTTACTAGGTAAAGATACTACCCTCGGCTCCGGTCGTTTCCGGGGCCTTTATCATATATAAAATATCTATCTGACCCAGTAGCAAGTAGGCCCCGCGTCACTCCAGCACTCCCCTTTTGCTCTTTATAGGCTTTGCGCACTCGGCAGCGACCGGGTGCTTACAGCGCAAGCAGCGTAAGCGAAGAGGGAGCGGTAGGGGTCTTTTCTTCCTAGGGACGGAGACGCCAGCTCCTTCGCCTTTGATGGGCTACGGGCTGGCGCTCCTGTGTACCAAAAAATATCGTATCCTTATTATTTTATAATTGGTACTCTATATATAATAATGTCACAATGTATTCAGTATATATAGATCAGGGTACGATGCTGTAACACAGATACAGGGTGGGCGGAAATGGTACGAAATGCGGTTGGTATGCTTCTTATCTTTTGAGTGTTACAGGCTAAAAAAAGTCTGCGCACCTTCCCCACACTGCCTCAATCTTGTGCTATACTACCAACACACCAGACAGCGAGAGCTGTCTAATTTTATATCTAAGGAGTGATCCCATGTACATCTCTGACCTCATCACATCAAAGGACGCCTTCAAGCCCGACTACCCGCTGAGTACGGCATGATCTGAATATCCGCCGATGAAATTAAACAACGTAGGAGATCCACCCCAAAAATCAGTGGGCATATTTTGGGCCGTCTATATATAGTGGCGCTTTCATTTTTCTGACCATAGTGCAATATAACCCATGGCGCATATGGTACAGATTGCACAAGATCAACAGCGAGCTAATAAGGTGCTGCCGTGAATGTCTCACATGGGATTCATGTGGGCAAACTCACTACCCAATTTTTGCCCATAAATTTGTTGCGTCAAAATGGCATCGTTCGCCGGTATAATTTAGAGGGTTGCATGCGGGCGGTTGCGATGTACCATAATTCTTTTATGGGCAGAATTTTAGGAAGTGGCACGTTCCCAGATTTCTGCCACACATGTCAGCCGCGTCGCAGCCAATCGTGCTATAATACTCATTCAACGAAAGGAGCATCGCCGAAGTGTATATCTCTGATCTTATTACATGCCACGAGTCTTTCCGGCCGCACACCTTTAACCTCATAACGGCGGGGTGCGGGGCTGGAAAAAGTTACTTTGTGGCGCACCACCTACCCAGTCTCTTCTCGGACGTAGAGCCACGCGACATCATCTTCGTGACAAGCCGAGCCATCACCGTCGATCAGCAGGCGCATGAATACGGAAGCGCGGTTGTCAAGTTTGATCCGGAGGATACTGCTGTTATAGGCTATTGGAATGCCGACCCGGCCGCGGTTGTCTTGAACAACAAGATGCGGCTCATGACCTACGACAAACTCGTCACGATTCTGACCGAGCATAATCGCCCGGAAGCTACTGCTCTAGCGAGTGCCCGTATTATCGTATTGGATGAATGTCACGCACTAGTTAGCGACACCTTCATCCGCGGGATCGAGAGCGTGCGGGTCTGGCTGAAATGGGCGCTGGCGGCCACGGATAAAATCTGCATCGGGCTGACAGCTACGCCGGGCATCCTCTATGCCTCTCAGCAGCAGCATGGCCTGCCGCTGAACTCAGTGCTAGACGTACCACTCGTGCCGCATAAGGCCAAGAATCTGCGGCTCATTGATAAGAGCCATCTGCTGGAATTGCTCCAACCGAATGCCCTGCCGGGCAAGACACTGGTGCTGCACAATAACCGCAATGAGATGAGCGAGTGGGTGCGCGAGGTGCCGGACAGCGCATTGCTGGTAAGTGCTTCCTCTAACTACAGCACTAAGAAGATGGAGACGATACGGCGGCACATCGTTCTTCATAGTGACCTGCCGAAGAGTCTGCGGGTGCTGTTTGCCACAACCACATTGCGTGAAGGAGTGACAATCGCACCGGGCAGCGATGTGCGCAACATCGTGACGGTGCTGCCGGACGAGATGCACGTCACACAGTTCCTAGGCCGGTGCAGATATGACGTGGAGAACCTGATCGTAGTCTATGCGCAGGAGATAACAAACTACCCAGAGCATAGCGACTATATAAGTGAACAACGACAGAGCTTTGTTGATTATTATTATGGGCAGAAATCTGACTGGTTCAAGTCTATCGCCGCTCTTGTACAATGCCGCGAAGAAGACGTGCGGATAGGCAGGGCTGATACCCCGGCTGACCTATTCGCGCGCGAGGTGCGTAGGCGCTGGTTGGTGCTGACTCCGGCCGGACTTGGTGATTATAGCAAGTATATCTACACTAAAGAGGCACGAGCGGAACTGGTGAAGTGCGCTAAGAAATATGGGGTGTTGAGAGGCAAACATCACATCACCTATGCTGCTGTGATAGATTACATAATCAACCATCTTGGTTATTACCGCCACACTGGTCGCCACTATTTCCCCGACGGCCGTCACAACTATGACGTTATCTGCGCTTTCCCGCAGAAGGAGGAAGAATAATGAAGCCTGAACTTGAGATCTGCTGTCACCTGAGCTGTGGTCAGTGCCGCGGCTGCCACATGGAACCCACCTGCCAGACCGGCCGAGACAAGACCAACACTCGCCGGGCACGCGCCTATGTCGAGAAAATGCGGGCGGCTCTTGCGGAAGGGCAGAGTAACCCTGATCTGCGGGCGATGCCGGTGCTGGATCTGGACGACCCCGTGGATCGGTTCGCGGCGGTTGAACTCTGCTGTGCGATGCGGGGCGGGGATTGCGCGGTGTGCCCCATGGCGGAGGCCGACACCTGCTTCGTTGATGATATGGGCGACCATGACGTGGAAGTGCTGCGCGGTTGGTACGACTACTGTTGCGAGCACCTTGGTACGCGGGAGCTGCCGAGCAAGCTGCGGGATGATGAGTACGCGGGCAAAGAGCTGTGGCGGGCGCAGGATAAGATGGAACTTGCGCGCAGTGCGGCGCGGGGCGAAATCGTGCCGAGAGCCGCGGCCACCTTCTATCATGTATGGGCAGCGATGATTCTGCGCGGCATGGCAGGGTGCAAGTTCGCGGAAGGCATAAATGATTACGGGCAGGGCGAACGGCGCTATGTGGCGATTGTAGCAGACTACAGAGGCGTCTGCGAAGGGGTGTGACAGACGGAGGTAGATATCCCAAGTTGGGATATCTCTCCGATGTTTTAATGTTATTCTGGCGTGACGGCGGATTTTTACAATATTTTCTTATTGTTTTCCCCGCAAATCTGTTAAATATGGTACAATGGTGACACCAAAGCTCACGCAATTCATAAGGAGGGACTATGCAAGAGAAGTCTATCTCGGCGGCCACTGCACACTCACCTTGTGGCCTGGCAACTTTACCCATTTACCAACGCGCTGCTCATTGCTCAATCTATCAAATTCGCTTTCAACTATACGTTGCCCGTCATGGAGACGGGAGCGCACGTCGAGATCAAGCGGCAGAGTTAGATTGTACTTGTGAACCTTGTGCTCTGAAAACAACCAAAGTACCACCGGCACTGAAAGACCACTTTGTGGCAGAGTTGTGTAACGAATACCGCCGCCTATATCGTCTTGAAAAACCGGGTGCAGGGCATCGGAAACTGTGGACGGCAGCGAAGGTACCTTATATTGTAGGCTCATGGGACATCTTTGAGTTCGGAGAAGGGTTGTGGGTATGGATGTACCGTAATAGGAGATTTGCACGCTCTTATCCGCGTCCTCGTTCTGCCCGCCGGAATGTTTCTCTATCGTTTCGATGGCATCATAATCCGGGACGCACTGAGTGTGACCCATCGATAAGCCGGTCGCGACAATGTGAACGTCGTTGCGCAGACGATTGCGCAGCGTCAGCTCAAGATACAGGTAGGGCTGAAATTTCGTGTGGGCAACCGAAAACGCGGCGCCGTGCAAGTCCTCGATGGTTAGCCGTTCTAGGCGACGGAATACGCTGGCTGCTGCACCTACCACAGCGACAGTTGAGCTAGCAATGCCTAAAGAAACACCTCCGGCTCAAATGTAACACGGGGGCATTTATATGTAAAGGAGAATTGCAGGCCGAACGATGCGACTGCCGGTGTGCGGTGAAGCGCCGTATACCTCATCCATTCCCTGGCCGCGGGCGAATACACCCTTGTTTCAACCTAGGGTGCAAATTGCGGACTCCGGCCAGTGCAACCAATGACTCTAAGCTTCGCTAAGGTTGGTACTTTACTATGCGCGTGAAACATAACCCCCATCATGGATAGATCAATTTCGTAAGGTCACGAAAATGATATGATTAAAGGAGGAACTAAAGTGACTAGAAGTGCTTATGAACTGAGATTGCGTGCGAAAAAGATGCACGGCAAAGGCTACTGGAAGGCAAGATCGACAGGAAGTTTAATCAGAGAACTAAAGAAAAGACCCGGTGTGGATCATTTATACTTCGATCCATACGAGCCTTGTGTTGTAGTGACGGAGAATGGGCAGTATGCCTACGAGGGTGTCTGCCTTTTGTTTATGATCTGCGACTAGAAGGTCCTCTGATAGTCATATATGCTCTTGATGCGATCCTCGAAGTACTCTTGTTTGCTATAACTTTGAAGAAAGCGTTCGACAACCTCAGCGGGGACGTTGTAATATTGATAAACGGTATCGTTTGCGAACTTAATCTCTAGGGTTCCGTCCGTATATCCGACTTCGACAATGTTCCCGCCGCCAACTCATAATACGCACCTCCATATGCGTATCATGGCATCTTTTCCCAACAAAAGCAAGAGGAATGTGCGTTCCCGCCCCACAACATCCATTTAATATGGTATAATATAGCTATCCAGTTTCGGACAAAAATGTCCATATTCAACCCGCTCAAAAATGAGCAAAAGTAAACGAAGGACAAATTTGTCCACCGTACCCGCGCAAGCGGGAATTTTTATTATGAGGTCAGAGCTATCGAAAAAGATGGTGCGACAACGATGCGGCGAGGGCGCTGGGGTATACGCGCCCCGGCAAGGCGATCATTGACCATTGCAAGGGTGTTCTAAAACGGAACGCATGGGTGCAGATCGGGGTGCGGTAAAACGCCGCCCCCTACAAAGCATTATTCAACCACCACGGGGTGTCCTAAAACGGGGCACCCCGATTGTTATCAATACACGCCAGCGAGGCGTAAGGAGGATTAACTATATGAGCGAGACTAGTATCATGAACATCCAAGGTATTGACTGCTACGAGCTGAACGGCGTGGCGTATCTGAAGCTAGAGGCTGTGGCAAGAGGGCTAGGATTTACTCAGAATAAAAACGGAGTTGAGTATGTGAAATGGGAACGCGTCATTGCTTACCTCAAGGAACTTGGATTTTCCCCAGAAGTGGGGAAAGACGATTACATCCCCGAAAACATCTTCTACCGTCTAGCAATGAAGGCAAAGAACGAGGTGGCCGAGCGCTTCCAGGCTAAGGTCGCCGACGAGATCATTCCCGCGATTCGCCGCACTGGCTCCTATTCTGCCATGCCTACTGATTACCTCACTGCGCTAAAGGCACTGGTCGCAGCCGAGGAAGAGCGCGTGCGACTGGCCGCCGAGAACAAGGCTCTACTCCCGAAGGCAGAATATCACGACGAGGTGCTGAACAAGCCCGGCCTGATTTGTACCTCTACCATCGCAAAAGACCTCGGACTGAGTAGCGCCGCGAAGCTGAACAAAATGCTCAACGATCACAACGTCATCTACCGCGACGGCTCCGGCACTTGGAAGACCTACGCGGAGTATGAGTACCTGATGACGGACGGCTACGCGGATTACCAGAGCTACACCGGCGCGAACACAAAGCCAACCCTGAAGTGGACCGAGAAAGGCCGCAAATGGCTGTCCGAGAAAGTGCAGGTGTGGGCGTGATGGACTTTGACGTGAGGTATGACAGAGAATGCGGCGCCTATAAAGTAACATTAGTGCGGGATGACGGCGCGCACATTCCTCTGATGCGCGACTTCGACTCTGCCTACGCGGCGGTGCTGGCTGTGCAGGAGATGTGTACCGAGGATAAGATAAAGGAGTGATCTTACGAGCCAACCAAGAGCAATCAACATTCCTTCCATTGACGCGAAAGACCTATACCTGGCCAACCACACTGTTGACCCGAACCCCGGTGGCTTCAGTCTGAAGTACCGGAGCGGCGACATAAACATCAACCGGTTCTACGCAACTATACCTTTTTCACTCGATATGATTAAATTACGCGAAGTTTATGATAAAGTTTATCGTAACTCGCGTTTTTCTTTCTTTATAGGCGAAAAAGAGTATTCAACCCGCGTGATTAACGTCACATTTAACTATTCCGTGAAGGAGTTCAATAAGCTCGGCAAGGATACCTATATCCGCAATGGCTACCTCGCCCGCAACGTTGACTTCGAGGACTGCGCGTGCGTGCGGGACGGTCAGCTCATAGGGATCAAGTGCGGCGAGCCGGTAGAGAACCCACTGCCGCCGGAAATCCTCGGCAAGTTCTTCTTTGTTCAGGACGGCAAGTACGCGGCGAAGACCAACATCTCCTCTACGCTGTCCGTGGCTGACCTGCGGCATGAGCTATACGATAATGGCTTCGACTGCGATGGCGTTCACTATGTGCGCTATAAGCGATCCAGCGGCAGCTCGCGCGTCGGCAAGTGCCTGTTCGTGGATGAGAAGATGTACAGCCGCCTGCATCGCTATGACCTGTGCGGTCTGAAGGTGCGGGAGGGAGACAAGGTTGACCTCGCCGGGTTTGAGTCCTATATCGCACTGACCTCTAGCTCAATCATTGACACATTTCAGATTGATCCGCGCGGAATTCTCATGATTGATGACTACGACAGCACCTTCCGCGATCACGTTGTCGCTACGGGCGTGCGAGATGGCGAGGTATACACAGAGTATACTGATACAGATGTGACCAACTCCATATGGGACGGTCAGTCGTTAATGCAGACCGAGTTGTTCGGCCCATACGCGCAGTATGGCTTTGTGCTGCTGCGCAACCGCTTCTTCAAGAGTGCGTGCTTTAATTGCGACATCCAGCAGTTCTTCGCAGATCATGGTATCACAAGCATCGATCAGGTACACGGCAAGACGCTGGCAACCAGGCTGGAAGACATCAAGCTCATTACCACGCCGTCCAGCATCAAATACCTGAAGTTCGGCACCTTCGAGCAATGGCTTAACAACATCGAGCCGACATTTGGCGTTGTCAAACACGAGAAGCCGACGCACTTCTTCGGCGGCCGCATGGTTCAGACACACTATCAGCTTCTCAACACCTTACAGCTTTCGCAGAAAGAGGTTGACGAGTTCCTGGCTCCGTCGCTGGAGTATGTGCGGCAGCTACGCTTTAATCCGGCTGTGCTGCGGTGGCACATCAAGTATCCGGAGAAACAGGGAATCAGCGGCACGCCTATGCCGACAAAGAATGATATTGTCTACCGGCTGCTCGGCATCAACGAAGACTTCGCGAAGACCAAGGAGTACGCAGAGTTCCGCAGCGATCTCGTCAAGTCATATATGACAGATTTGCGCAAAGGTAAGGTGCTGGTCGAAGGCAATTATAGTACGCTGTGCGGCAATCCTGTTGAGATGTTATATGCCTCCATCGGAGAGTTTGACGGTAAGTCACGCATCGGCGTCGGGTGTGTCGTGTCGAAGAGGTTTGCGCCGGGCATCACGTTGCTTGGCTCACGCAGCCCACATATTACCATCGCTAATGTATGGCTGTCACAGAATACGGCGAATGAAGAAATTGAGCGGTACTTCGTGATGACGGACGAGATCCTATATATCAATAGCATCGGCGAAAATATTTTACAACGTCTGAGTGGGTGCGATTGCCCTAAAGGTCGCGTTGCGTAGGAATGCGCAATGAAAACCATGTGAACCCATACATATGGGGTGTGGAAGAAATTCTGCTAACGGTGAACGTCTAAGTGTCCAACATATGATAACACCGTGCCAAGCTGATCGTTAACAGCATTATTAACGACAGAAGGTGTAACGACTAAGTGGCGGCGGGTGCAATTCCCATCGCCCAGCGCATGGCGCCGAGTCCCGGCGAAGAGATAGTCTACTCCGTTCAAATATGGCGAAAGCCACGGTAGAAAGGTTTGACTCAGACACTGTATTACTTACTGACAACAAACTACTGATTGATGTAGCTCGCCGCAACACTGACTTCGAGGTGCCGACGAGCATGATTAAGGCCGCAAAGGCAAACCTCTATTATACCAATAAAGATAAGGCCGACCTCGATATTCGCACGAGCGTTAACAAGATCGGCGAGATCATCAACATGTCTCAGGAACTGAATACTAAGCTATGGGACAAACTCAACACTGGCACTCCGAAGAATTCCGATGAGGTTCGCAACCTATATAAAGACATCGCTCAGTTGGACGTCATGTCTAACATTGAGATCGATCGCGCAAAAAAGATTCTCCCAGTAGACAACGTGGCCGAACTCAAAAAGCTCAAGGAATGCTATAAGAACAAAGATGAGAAGGGGCGCAAAATCCGCCCGAACTTCTTTGCGCCTCTCGCCCGCAGCAAGGGCTACTACGACACAGAGAAAGTCAACTACAAGCGGTTCCATACGGCCATGGATTATGTGCAACACACGCTAAATTGCTTCCAATATAAGTTGCGCGAATACAAGATGGAATTGCTCCCGCTCTCCTCTATCCTCGATCCAAGCATCTCAACTGACACCGCTGACTATGACAAGGTGAGGCAGGTGCTGCGGATCGTGCGCGAGTGCCAAAGCACAGCCAAAGATATTTGGCGCGACGACTCCATGCCAGGTGCCGCGAAGGCCGAACGGGTTGCAGAGCTGCGTGCTGACTGCGCGTCTCTGGTTGGCCACTTCGTCATCTCGGTTGAGACAGCACGAGCTTTAGTGCTAGCGATCGAGAAAGAAAGTAACCGCGACGTGCGGCAATATCTCTTCACCGTCCTTTTCGGCACGCCGAACCCCGCGCTGATCGATGCTTTGCGCCGCAGCGTTTCTCCGATCCCCCTCATCGTACCTGATGACCATGGAGATATTGTGCTATACGGTCGCAGTTTTTCGCAAAAATAGCCCATATTTTCCAGGTAAGGTTTTAAGAATGCCTGAATTCAGGGCTTTTTCATCGCTTTTGCTAGACCCCATGTGGTACATTAGGCATTTTAATGTGCCGCATTTGAACAGAAGGGATGAAAAGGAATGATCCAGATTTCCAAGCAAGAGGCGGACAGACTCCGCCGCATCGACCCAACCATTTACATCACTATCACCGGCACCGGCAAGAAGAGTCGCAACAAGCGCCGCTACGTTGAAGAAGATATGCGGGCGCTGCGTCTGCTGCCGGACAACGCCGAGGCCGCCGCCATCGTGTCAGCTTATGACAAGCGTATGGAGGCGCGCAGCCATGTATAAGAGACACGCTAACGAGCCGTATGAAGACTACTTCGTGCGGCTCTTTGAGCACAAATCAGAGTATGGGTTGACATGCCAGCAAATCGCAGACCTATTGAATGCGCAGAACGGTAACGCTTTTGGTGAGTGTACGTACCGCAAAGAGTACAGCGCCTTTAACCGAGGCCGAAAGTATGAACGCGCACAAGCCGAGAGAGGTGTTGCCGCGCGCATTCTCTGCGTAAGTGACCTCCACGTGCCGTTCCAGCTCCCCGTGGAAACCTTCCATAATTATGCTGGCGGCGTAGTCGATACCTTGGTCATTAATGGTGACGTAGAGGACTGCCAGAGTGTGTCTGCCTTCCAGAAGAAATACCGCGTTAATTTTATAGAAGAGATGATTGCGGCGCGGCAGTATCTGCTCGACCTCATTGAGTACATCAAGCCACGCACCGTCTACATTACGCGCGGCAATCACGAGGATAGACTGCTGCGATACCTGACCGACCGCATCAATGACGACCTGCTCCAGCTTATGCCTGACTCGCCGCTCGATCTTATTATCAACAGCGGCTTCCATAATTATGACCGCAAGACAGAGGTTGATGTCTTTTACAGGCCATTGCGGCAGGTACTAGATGGACAGGTTGAGCTGATCTACGACGGCAACTGGCACTGCAAGGTCGGGCATACAATCTTTGCCCACCCGCTCACTTACTCATCCGCGATGTTGAAGACCACTGAGAAAGCGGTCAACTTTTTCCTGCGCGAAGACCGGGACTTTGACTCGATCGTGCTGGCCCATACGCATAAGCTCGGCCAGTATGTGCAGGGTGGCATTGCGATGTATGAGCAAGGGTGCTGCTGCCAAGTAGAAAAGATGAATTACGCTGATGGTAAGTTAACGCTGCCACAACAGAAGGGCTTTATTGTCATAGCCCAGGATAAGGACGGGCATATTTTGCCCGATCACACGAAGTTGGTGCAGCTAAATTAACTAATAAAGAATATAAGGAGCATACAAGGATGAACGAGCTGAAGACTTTTGAAAATGAACGTTTTGGTAATGTGCGTGTGACCATGATTGACAATGAACCGTGGTTCGTGGCGACTGATGTGTGCAAGGCGCTGGACGTCAAGAATAATAGAGATGCGCTCACTCGTATTGACGATGATGAGAAGGGTGTAGCTTTAACCGACACCCTTGGCGGCGCACAGGAAGTTACTGTTGTCAACGAATCTGGCCTCTACTCTCTTATATTGGGAAGCCGCAAACCAGAAGCCAAGGTATTTAAGCGTTGGATCACCCACGATGTTATTCCTACTATTCGCCCCACAGCACGTCACAGCATACAAGGAGTAACGCGTATAAACGAAACCGCAATTATGAACATCCAAGGAATTGATTGCTACGAGAAAGACGGCACAGCGTATATCAAACTTGAGCATGTTGCTTGGGGACTTGGCTTTACTCAAACGCAAAATAAAGCTGGAAAGCAATATGCGTCCGTGCGGTGGGAGCGTGTTGAACAATATCTGACTGAGTTGGGCTTCCCCCACAAGTGGGGGAAAGACGATTACATCCCCGAAAACATCTTCTACCGTCTGGCAATGAAGGCAAAGAACGAGGTGGCTGAACGCTTCCAGGCTAAGGTTGCGGATGAAATCATTCCCGCGATTCGCCGCACGGGCGGCTACGTTAATAACGAAGAACTCTTCCTCAACACTTATTTCCCGACACTTGACGCCGGGGCCAAGGCGATGTTCAAGCAGACCCTCGTCAGCTTGCGCGAGGCCAATAAAAAGATTGAGCAGGATAAGCCAAAGGTTTTCTTCGCGGACTCTGTTGAAATCTCCGAGAATTCTGTGCTCGTTAAGACCCTCGCTGCGCTGCTCACTCAGAATGGCTACAAGATCGGGCAGAATAAGCTCTTTGAACTGCTTCGTCACGACGGATACCTCGTCTCCCGTCGCGGGCAGTCTCGCAACATGCCGACTCAGAAGGCAATCGACCGCGGGCTGTTCGAGGTTAAGGAGAGTGTGATCTGCACCGGCGGTGAACACCGCGTCACGCAGACCACTTACGTCACTGGCAAAGGGCAAATTTACTTTGTTAATAAGTATTGCAACAAGCAGCTTAGCGTATCCAATAATTGATGAAGCAAGGAGAATACAAGGGATGAACAACATGCAGGTTTTTGAGAACGAACGTTTTGGTAATGTGCGTGTAACCATGATTGACAACGAGCCGTGGTTTGTGGCGGCTGATGTGTGCAAAGCGCTTGAGATTGAGCCGACTGCCACCCGCAGACTTGATGACGACGAGAAGAATACCCTGCGTTTAACGCAGGGAACCTCCGGCAACCCCAATGTGACTATTGTCAATGAGTCAGGGCTTTATTCCCTTGTGCTTGGCAGTCGTAAGCCAGAGGCCAAGGCGTTCAAGCGTTGGGTTACTCATGACGTTATTCCAGCTATCCGCAAGCATGGTGTCTATATGACTCCAGACGCCCTCGAAAAGGCTCTGCTCTCTCCGGACTATCTGTTAAAGGTTGTTACCGCTCTCAAGAACGAGACGGACAAGCGCAAGGCACTTGAGCAGCAAGTCGAGCGGGACAAACCGAAGGTTATCCTTGCTGATGCGATCACTGAGTCTGACGACTCTGTGCTTGTAAAAACACTGGCAACCATCCTAAAGCAGAACGGCTATGACATCGGTCAGAACCGCCTGTTCGAGCGGCTTCGCAATGAAGGCTTCCTTGTTTCTCGCGCCGGTAACTCCCGCAATCTCCCCACTCAGAAGTCTATGGATATGGGCTTGTTTGAAGTGCGCGAGAGTGTGATCTACTCCGGCCGTGACACTAAAGTGGTGCAGACTCCTTATGTTACTGGCAAAGGCCAGATATACTTCGTCAATAAATACTGCGGACATCCGCCCGTTAAGGAACTGGCAGAAGAGTAACGCCCGCATCGCATAGTCAATGAGGGGTGCCCTATTTTAGGGCACCCTTTGAATAAAAAGAGTGGTTAGCTCAAACTAACCGAAAGAAAGGAAAGAAAGAAATGAAAAACACTGTAGGTAAAATTGAACTTGTCAAGGAGGTTGGCCTCCAGACCGGCGTCGCGCGCCAGACCGTTAGCGAAGTATTTGACGCAATCTTTGCTACTATTATTGAAGAGATGTCTCAGGGAAACGAGGTGAGCGTCAAGAACTTTGGCACCTTTACCCTTAATCATGTAGATGCCACTGAATGGCTCAGCAAGCTGACGAACGAAACGTATAAGACTCCCGCCCACAACACGCCCCGCTTTAAGGCGTCGCTGTGGATGAAGACCCAGATCCGCAACGGGAGCACTGAGGAGTAATGCCTTCCATCAAAAAGCGCGGCGAACTCAAAGTATCCGCCGCGGCCAAGGACGTCCTGCGTCATGGCGTTGCCGGTGATTATAGATGTACATGCTGCGGGGAGCTTTATCATGAGCAACCCGCAAACTTCTATCGCACCCGCAACCCTCTGTACCGTGCGAACAATGGTTATCTGACGGTCTGCAAGCGCTGCATGAACGACCTGTACAACAAGTATGTTATGCGCTTTGACTCCGAGGATGCCGCCATTGAGCGGGTATGCGACATGTTTAATCTGCCGTTCCGCGATACCATTGTGCAGGGGTCATTTCGCCGCGTCGGTGAAGAGACTCGCCTAGATTGTTATATGCGCCGCGTTATGATGCCCGCATATATGAACGACACCTACGACGATGTGATACTTGCCCGCCGTGAGGAAGCCGCCAAGATCAAAGACCCTGAACAGATCACGGAAGAGCACGACACATACGACCTGCAAAAGTTGCTGCGCTTCTGGGGTCCCGGCTTCGAGGACAATGAGCTTGTCTTTTTACAGGACGAGTATAATGACTGGCGCACAAGGTATGAATGTCAAAGCAAGGCGCAGGAGGAAATCTTTAAGAATATCTCGCGCTTGCAACTCATGGCAAATCGCGCACAGGAGAAGGGCAACACCAAGGCTTACATGGAAGCGGTCAAGCTTATACAAGACTTGACTGGCGATGCGAATATCAAGCCCAGCAAGGTCAATGATAATACGCTCGCCGACCAGAATACCTTCGGCACCCTTATCAAGAAGTGGGAGGAACATGATCCTATCGCTGATCCCGACCCAGCTTGGCAGGACGTAGACGGCATTAAGCATTACATCACGACTTGGTTTCTTGGGCATCTGTGCCGGATATTCGGCGTAAAGAATGACGCCGCCGATGAATACGAGCGCGAGATCGAGAAATATACTGTCCACCCGCCGGAATACACCGACGACGAGGAGGCTGATGAGTATGTCGCAGCAGAAAATGACGGCGACTGAAATCATGAACGCCAAAGCCGACAGGATTATGCGCGGTGTAAATTTATGGTGTAGCTTTTACAGGGCCAATCCACACAGGTTTTGTAAGGATTATTTGAATGTTCATCTAAAATTATTCCAACAAATTCTGTTGGTTATGATGAATATCGATACAAATTTAATATATCTTGCCGCAAGAGGTCAACATATTGGCCGTTCTTAGCAGAAATGCTAAGAATTATCAGCGGACAAAATCGGCGAACGCGATGGCTGCCGACGCCGAGGTAACTCAACCGGATTGCGAAAGGCCGGTGAGTACCGTAACGCATAGTGGTTGAACAAATATAATACCACCACGAGTGCCCGCCACCTAACCGTAAAGTCGTAGGTGAAAACATATGCTAGTCCGGGTCGCAAGACCGATGAAAATGGGAGAAATCCCCGGAGCGCGAGATAAAAAACTCGCGGGTAATAACAAACGCAAGGCAAGACATTTCTCACAGCCCTGTACTGTGTGTGCCGCTGCATCCTATACCCCGGCACTAAAATCTGCTTGGCTAGTAAGACACGCAAACAGGGTATGGAAGTGTTGGAGAAAATCCGCACCATCTTCTACCCAAACTCAGCCAACCTTCGCCTAGAGATAAAGGAAATTGTCACTAATCAGGTTGACGCGCACATCACCTTTCACAACACATCCGAGATCTTTGTCCGCACGGCTGGTGAATCCGCCCGCGGCGCTCGTGCAAATATCCTGATCGTTGATGAGTATAGGCTCGTGCCGAAGGAAATCATTGACACCATTCTACGCAAATTCTTGACCGCACCCCGCATGCCGGAGTTTATGAACCGGCCGGAATACGCGAACTATCCGGTGGAACGCAACAAGGAAATTTATCTCACATCTTGTTGGTATAAAAGCCACTGGGCTTTTGAAAAGGCCAAGGGTTACTTTAACAACCTGCGTGATGACACGAAGATGTACTTTATTTGCGGCTTGCCGTACCAGCTCTCTATTAAAGAAGGACTGCTCAGTGCGGCACAGATCGCGGACGAGATGAGCGAGGACGACTTCTCCCCCACCTCGTTTTCTATGGAAATGGGCTGTCTGTGGTACGACAACTCGAACGGCCTATACAACTTTGAGGATGTTTCTCGCACCCGCAAGATCAAGTTTCCGTACTTACCGCCGGAAACTTCCAGCAAGATCAAAGACCCGCGGCTCAAGATACCTCCGAAGCCACCGGGCGAAACGCGCATTATATCCATGGATATAGCGCTGATGAGTTCTAGGGTGAATCGCAACGACGCCTCGGCCATTTTTGTCAACTTCTTGAACGAGAGCAGATCTGGCAATTACACCAGTAACATCGTATACACAGAGTCCTTTGAAGGCATTACCGCCGACAAACAGGCGCTGCGTATAAGGAAGCTATTCGAGGAGTATGAGTGCGATTATCTCGTAATCGATAAGGTTGGCGTTGGCATGGGCGTTATCGACCTATTACTCAGTGACATATATGACCCCGATACCGGTGTCACTTATCCTGGCATATCGTGCTGTAATAATGAAGAGATTGCCGCGCGCTGCACAATCCAGAACGCGGAGAAAGTCATATGGGCTATCGATGGTTCGGCACGTCTGAACTCTGAGTGTGCAATTGGACTGCGTGATGCGTTCCAGCGTGGGCTTGTCAGGCTACCTGTCTCGGATATAGAGGCGGAGGAATACCTCTATGAGATTAAGGGCTTTGCCGCCATGAGCATCGAGGAACAGAACCAACTGCGCGTTGTCTATAAAAACTTCGCGCTGCTTGTTGAGGAGCTTGTTAATCTTGATTATCAAGCGCGCGATAATGTTATCCGTGTGCAAGAGAAGTCCGGTGCGCGCAAAGACCGCTATAGCTCGTTGAGTTATAACGTGTATGTAGCACGCCTTATTGCACGTGATCTTGCAAATAAAAAGAATAGCAGTAGTTCGCTTGACTCTATCATGTTTAGAAACCCAACAATCAGTCGCTTCGGTAAAACCGGAGTATTCCGGGCAAGGCGATAGAAAGGTGGTGAATTAATATCGCAGATCAGGAAAAGGAAACAAAGAAGGATCTTTCGTGGGTAGATCAGTTAGGTCAGTACGCCAAGATACAGCGCCTGTCTTATTTCGATCCGAATGGTAACTCAAGCCCGATTACTTCATTTAAGAAGTATTCTCGTGACGATATTCTTGGGTACCTTCAAAACCCTGCGCGCAACGCCTCTCGTATTATTGATGCCAGTATCTACCTATACAGTACAGTCACGCTATATCAGCGTCTCTGCAAATACTTTGCAGACATGCCGACGTATGACTATATTGTGGCGCCAACAAAACTCAAAGATGGCGACTTGTCAACAGCAGACGCCGCGAAATACCGGAAGCAATACTTTAAGGTGCTATCAACCCTGGAAAACATGAATATCAAGAAGCACGCCAACATCATGGCAAAGGTGGCCATGCGTGAGGGCGCGTTTTTTGGTGTTGAGGTTTCTACGTCTGACTCGTACACGATCTATCGCTTTCCGCACGATTATTGTAGGGTGACGTCCGACGAAGATGGTTGCCCTATGTTCAGCGTTGACCTGTCTTATTTCGACCAACGACCGATGGTTATTGAAACTATGGGCGGCGAAATGCAGACAGCGTATAACGCTTATAAAAAGACCAACGGCCAGCGATGGTATGAACCATCGTCCAGCATTCAGGTGTGCATTCTCGCAGATGAGAGCTTGGACTATATCGTGCCGCCCCTCTCCGGCTGCTTCGCCGACCTGTATCTTATTGACAACTACAAGGATATGGCGAGTGCTAAAACAGCTATCGAGATATATAAGCTCATCTGTATGAAGCTACCAACCAATAAGGACGGCGATGTGCGTGTTGACGATGCGATTGCGACCAAATTCTATAACCAGGTTGCGTCCCAGCTCCCCGACCAAATCGGTCTGGGTATGTCACCGTTTGAGATTTCCGAGGTATCGTTTAACCGCAGCACTGCGGACGCCGACACAACAGCGCGCGCCGAGCGCGACTTATTCGCCAGCATCGGTGTATCACAGATGATCTTCTCTAACGAGATCGCATCCAGCACAGCGCTTGTCAAGAGTCTTTGCAATGACTTCTCGTATGTTGCCCCGATCGTTCGTTCGATCGAAGCATGGCTTAACCGCAAGCTCAAACAAATGAGTGGCAGCATCAAGTTTAAGGTCATCATGCCAGATGTGACGATGTATAACCGCGCGGACTACGCCGAATCAATCCGCAAGGACATGCAGTATGGCGTGCCGTGCAAGGGACTACTCGCCGCGGTCAATTATGGCTATACACCCATGGATACTTACGGGCTGACGTTCCTGGAGAACCAAGTGCTCAACTACCCGAACACATTTATCCCGCCGCAATCAGCCAACACACAGTCCGGCGGCGATGGCGGACGCCCAGCTATTACTGGTGACGGCATAAGTGACGAGGGCGACGCCACAAGGGAGGCGGATAAGAATGCCTAAATTCGTATACGTCTTCACTGACGAAGCGCAGCAAGAGTTGCGTGACAAAGGATACATCTGCCTGGGTGAATTTGATACTCACTCCGGCACTGTATATATCTTCGAGAACAAGGACGGTATGTGCTTTGACTCGCACCGTCATGTATTCTCGGACACACTACCTATCTGATATAGAAAGGTGGTGAAAAGATGAATGACCTAGAATCCCTATCTCTTCCTATCGAGTACGAAGTTGATTCGTCCTTCATGTCCACAAAATTTATCAAGATGCGCCTGAAGATTTGCCATGATGGCAAGAATCCGAAGGGCACTTTTTTTAGTTTGGACGGAATGGATGCGGCGAAGCCTTCCCTATTTAATAGCCCAGTGCTCGCGCACGTTGTCTTTGACGCAGACGGCAAACCGAAATTCGGCGGCCACGACATGCACGTTGAAGACGATGCAGAAAACGACGACGCCGAGGTGCTTGTTTATGACGAGCAGCCCATCGGCGTAATCCCTGAGTCCTGCCACTACGAAACTGTAGAGGAAGACAACCGCCATTACGCTTACGCTGACTGTTACATCTGGCGTGGGTATAGCGGGTACGCGGAACGCATCATCGAACGCGACTCGACTATCAAGCTCAGTATGGAAGTTAACGTTAACCGAGGCACTTATGATAGCAAGTCCAAGACCTATTATGTCCACGATTATTTTTATAAAGGTATAACGTTTCTTGGCGACGACCGCACTCCCGGCATGGCTGGCGCGTGTGGTTCTGTTATCAATTTTTCCAGGGATACGTTCCTGGCTGAGTTAAAGGAAGAGATCAAAAATCTAAGTAAGGAGGAAGAAACTTTGGACGAAAAGATTCCTGCGGTCGAACAGGCCGTAGAAACGCCTACCGAAGAGCAGCAGTTTGAGCTGAATACCAACGAGCATGAACTGCTAGCCGACGCTGTGCGTAACTGTGCCACATGGCAGCCCGAATGGGCGAATCATGAAGTGCCGCGCTACTGGCTTCTTGATTACGACGCGGAGGCCGGAGAAGTTTATGTGCGCGACGACAAGGATTGGAAGCTCTACGGCGCTCACTACACGAAGAACGGTGATGTCTACACCATTGACGTAACTACCATGCGCCGCATGAAGTATGCCATCGTCGAGCTGAACGCTGGCGAAGAGCCTGTCGATCCGCCTATCCCGGACATCTACACTGCTACCATTAAGCGTCTGAGCGACGAGAAGTCTGAGTACGAAGCCGCTCACTCTCACTCTAACGAAGAGTACGAGGCGCTAGCGCAATACAAGGCCGATCGCGAGGATGGTGACAAGCGCCAGGCTTACGACGCCGTGATCGCAGAGTTCGAGGACATTGCGGATACTGCCGAGTTTGTCGAACTCAAGCCTCACATTTACGAAGCCGAGTCCGAGGATGCTCTGCGTAACACTTGTTACGCTATCCGCGGCAAGAATATGAAGTTCTCTCTGCCCGCCAAGAAGCCTGCCGTCGTGCGTGTACCGATCAACGTCGCGACCGATGACAAGCCTTATGGCGGTATTATTGACACCTACAATCACTAAAACAGGAGGAATAACACATGGCAAAGCACACTGTTGTGCGTCTTGATGACGTCGATACCAATCGCGTTGTATCTCTACAGTACCATAATGGCACCAACTATGCCGAAATCGACAACGGTCGCGTCCTGAAGCTGGACTCCCTGATGGATGGTCAGCGTGAGGTATACAAGGCCGTTGCGCCCACCGCAAGCACTCCTCTCGACCAGATCGTTCTGGTTGCTTCTCCCGAACTGATGTATGACGAGCGCAAGGTTAACCTTGACGAGTTTTATAACGAAGTTGGCGTGCATGCCCGCGGTTATGTGCTGAATCGTGGCTGCGTGGTCGGCATTACCAAGGATGGCATTGATGGTACCCCCGCGGTTGGTCATGTCATCGAGCTACAGGCTGGCACCAAGCTCAAGGACGTAGCTACTGCTACCGCCAGCACCACTACCGTTGGTCGCGTTATCGCGCTGGAAACCGTCGGCACTTACGAGTACGTCGTTATCCGCGTCGAAGCTTAATTGAATTGAACTAAGGAGGAACATATATGGATCAGAAGAACGTAGTCAAGCTGGCTCGTGATGTCTTCCATGGCACCGTAGACGGCAATTATTCTGTTTCTGACGCGAACACCGCGCTTGTCAACGCGCTAGTCGCAGCTAATGGCGGCTCTACCGTTGTCAACTATAAGACCCTGCGTCGCAACTCCACTGAGCTGTTTGAAATTCTTGAAGAGACTCTGCCCCCTCTCATCATTGAGGGTCTTCAGGGCGATGAGTTCTTCATGAACCTGGTCGAGGAGCGCAATCTGGCCGAGGGCGACACTAACGAGTTCATCGTTCCCGACAACTCTACCTTTATTGTTTCTGAGATCGCCAACGGCGTTGCCACTCCTCGTCGTCAGCGCATCGGTGAGGCTACCAAGGTTGCTGTGAAGACCACCATCCACGCCATCCGTATGTACGAGGAGCTTTCCCGTGTGCTGGCTGGTCGCGTGGACTGGAACACCTTCGTCAACAAGGTGACTGAAGCGTTCCGTGCCAACCTGCTGAACGATATGTATACCGCTCTGTCTGGCATCACCGCCAACACCGTCGGTCTGAGCGCCACCTATGTCAAGTCCGGCTCCTACTCCGAAGAGGATCTGATGAAGATCGTCGATCACGTTGAAGCCGCCACCGGTAAGACTGCGTACATCGTTGGCACCAAGCCCGCGCTCCGCAAGTGCACCGCCGCTGTTGTCTCTGATAAGGCAAAGGACGATGTGTATGGCACCGGCTTCTACGGCAAGCTGGATGGTGTTCCCATGATCGCCATCAAGAATCGCCACAAGGTCGGCACCGATGAATTCATCTTCCCCGATGACAAGCTGTTCATCCTGGCTGGTGACGAAAAGCTCATTAAGCTGGTGCGCGAAGGTTCTGCGACCATCAAGTATGAAGACGGCATGAGCTACGACAACCGCGACATGTCCATGGAATACCTGTACATGGAAAAGTACGGTGTCGCCATTGTTATCACCGGCAAGATTGGTGTTTACACCATTTCCTAATTAATTTGTGTAGACAGAACGAAAGGAAGATAAAATATGCCACGCGCAAAATCTACTACTGCATCTAAGACTACAACTCAGAAGACCACGCAGCCTGCGGCGACTGAGGTCGAGCAGACTAACGCCGCCGCCGATGTTTCTACTAAGGCTCCTTCCCCTCGCAAGAAAGTGCGCCCCACCCTGGCCGATGTTAACCTCAACGACCTGGTTGAGGTGCGCTCTTGTGTTTACGGGGGTCTGGTTTACATTGCGAACAACGGATACCGTGTGGACTGGGATGAGTTCGGTGCTTCTCAGTATATGACCGTGCAGGATCTAATGACGATGCGCAACACCCAAAAATCATTCTTCGTGAACAACTGGGTGTGCCTCTGCGGCGACAACGCCGCGGACGTCACATCTTTCCTCCAGCTTGACCGTTATACGAATAAGTCCATTGACCCAGACACCATCGACGACGTGTTTGAGATGTCTCCGTCAGAGCTGCGCGCCGCGCTGGAGTCTTATTCTCCTGCTATGCGTGATGTCGTAGTACGTCGAGCATATGCCCTTATTCAGGACGGTACGCTTGATAGCAACAAACTCATTGATGTTATCGAGGATGTCACCGGCTACGATCTGCGGGGTTAAGCTATGACAGCATATGAGACTATCTTCGATAATTTTCGTGTCCAGGTCTTGGACTTTGACATGATTAAGGTGCCGGAGGACGTTCGGTACAATATGCTGATGGGTTTCATGAACGCAGCACAGGCGTATTTCCAAACCAGATGCACAGTGGATCTTAGTGATCGTGACGATGTTCTTGGGCAGTACAACCAGTCTCTCGGTGTGGAAGAGATTCACATCATGGTTCTTGGCATGGTTTGGGCTTGGTATAATTACCGGCTCAACCAGTCCGACAACCTGATGAACTATCTCAACACCAGAGACTACAACATGGCCTCTGCCCCTGGACGTATGCTTGAGTCCCAGCGCGCCGCGCGCGACGGCGCCTGGGATGCCTTTAGACAAGCGTTGATTGATTATAGCTACCTCCATGGCGGCGTCGATCAGCTCAAGCCGTGAGGTAATGTAAATGAAGACATTTCTTTTAAGCCTCACCAACAAGATTTATAAGATTCTACCGCTCAGAGAGGAACAGAATGATGGGTTAAAGGCGCACATTGATAGTTTGCGCATCGAGCTTATCGGCGCGTACCGCACATTCGCAGTGCTGCGTACCAGCCGCCCGTACATCGAGATTGTCAACACCATCAATTACATGGCGTATCATCGCTACTCCGTGACGGCTTGCCGCCGCGAGGTGTTCAAGATGTTGCGCCTGGCAAAGCAGTTGCAGGAGAGTGATCTACATGACTGATTGGATGGGATACGAAGCTATCGTAGCCGCTCGTGGCCGCACCCGTCGTGATCGTATCATCAATCAGGCACGGGATCACCTTGAGCGTACCGCCCCGGATCAGCCTTCGTATACAAAGTGCTTGGTTGACGGGCACGAAGTTAATATGTTGATTATGGGTGGCGACACTGCCGACCAGAAAAAGTTCCGTGTTATGCCAACTGACAACCATTATGTCACATACGGCAATATTGTTGAGTGGTCTAATTCGCACTGGATTGTGATACACGCAGACTTCGACGACAGTATCTCAAAGCGCGGTTATATGCAGTATTGCAACCATAAGTTCAAGTTTCAGGCGCACGACGGGCGTGTGTATGAACGTTGGGGTGTGCTGGATTCCGGTGTATACTCTACTACCGTTAAAAACACACTAGCTATGCCGGAGTTGAACACACAATATAAGGTGTACCTGCCATACGATGACGATACAAAGTACCTTTATATTGACCAACGTTTTGCTGGCGGTATGATGTATGACCGCACGGGCGATCCGGAACTAGCTGTGTACAAGTTTACCAAGTACGACCCGCTTACCCAGAATCAGGGCAACGGCCGACTGCTTGTCATGCACTGTGCGGCCGACGTATATGATCCGGCGCGCGACGACATTGAGCTTGGTATTTGTGATTATGTGAAACCGGGCGACGCACCAGCGCACACAACATTGTCCATCGTTCCGGTAGCCTCACCTAATCCTGTTATTGGTGGAGCACCTTCCGCCTATCAGTGCGTGTTGACGAGTAAGGGCGATCTGCCAGATGATCTCACTTGGACGTGGCAGAGTACAGACATGAGCTGTGCAACATTCACACTCTCTGGTAATGATAAGGCGTTGCTATCAGTATCAAGGTTCTGTAGCGTTGGTACCTTATTTGTCTTACGGGTATCTTCCGCATCACTGAACACGGAAGCGTCCATCACAGTAGAGGCGGTGAGTATCTATTAATACATCGTGGCAAATCAAACGCATCAAAGACGCGATTATCGCAGCACTGCTGGCAGACAGCACCATACCGAGCGTGCTGGATGCTGAATGTACAGACCTCAACACTTTGGTCTACACACATATCTACCCAACGTTGCGTGTGCCGGACACTGAATTAGAGCAGAAGACCGTCATTTGTATGGCTGTCAACATTGATAACCCAGTATCTCTGCGTAACAAACAAGCGCGCAGGGTCACTATTCAGTTGCGCCTACATACTCACCAAGATCAACAAAGGGTTACAACTGGTGTTGCAAGAGGGTATGTGCGCCTGGATTATTTGGCCGGAGCCGTCGAAGATGTGATGCGCACCGTGGGCAGACAGCTCGGTCTGGCAGAGATTGAGCTGTACTCAAACAATGAGAGTCAGCTTGACGCCAAGCACCCATGTCGCGTCATGAAGTTTACTGCGTATGCAATCGACAGTCAGTGTCCGTGATACGCTAAAATACGTACAGCGTGGCTCAAATTTAATAGTCAATAATCAAATTACGGTGCTCAATCCAACTCTAGCCGATATAGAAGAATACGGTGAGCAGAAATACGTCAGCGAAGTCGCTGCCATTGTGATGCGCCCGTATGACGCCGCTGTTATGCTTGATGATATCGGGCTTGATTATCTCACTGTAAGGGATTATGACTTTTTTCTGATGACCGCGCGGCTCACGTTGGCAAACGGAGCGCTCATTCTGCCTGGGCTGCATTTGAAGGATGCTAAGGTGGGTACCAACCCTGAGAATGGGCAGACTATCTTATATGACCCAGAAGGCAAATATGTTATTGATGAACTTGCGTATCAACAGATTGTTGACTATGTACGCATGATCCATTTTATTCCTGCGCGCGTAGAACACGATGTGGCGAACGGGGCTGCCAAGCAGTTTCTACTCCGCAGTATGCGCTCAAAAATGCGACGCCGCAAGAATAAGCAATTTGAGTCCCAATACTCCCCCATCATTTCGGCGCTGGTGAACTCCGCTGGCTTTAAGTATAACTATGATTCCGTATGGAGCCTCCACGTCAGCCAGATATGGGATGCCTTCTACAGGGCAAATAAGATACAGTCCTATCAAAATACAATGCTCGGTATCTATACCGGCAATATAGACTCAAAAAAGATTGATAAGGATGTGTTGTCGTGGTTCGGGCGTATTGATCCGAACGCCAGCCAACCGGCCGATCAATCCAAGGCATTGTCCGTCACGCAGTAGCGCGGCGGCTTTTATTTTTATAAGGAGGAAAATTCAACATGGCTGTTACTTCCAATAAGTATATCATACAAAATATGGAGCGCCTGTCCGGCTTCGACCTGACTGACGGCACCTGCCTGTTTGTTGCTGAAGACCTTCAGGAAGCCAACATGACTAACGAGCAGGAAGACGTCTACGCGACTGGTAAGAACGGCGTCAAGATCGGCTCCGGTTCCCGTAACAAGGCTTCCCGTATTACCGCGACCTCCGGCTCTATTCTGGATGGCGTTATCGCTACTCAGGTAGGTTCCGATATTAAGCTGGAAACTGTGCATGTGCCCCACATGGAGATTCTGACCGTCGGCGCTGGCAAGACCGCTACCCTGACCTACAAGGCCATTGGCGCAGAGGGCAATGAGGTTCCTTTCATCTACGAGCGCAACTCTGATGGCACCCTCGGCAAGAAGTATGCAATCAACTCTGCTGCCACTACCGATCAGTTCTCCTTTAACGCTACTACCGGCGTAATCACTTGCCCCACCGGCATGACTGAAGGCACTCAGATTGTTGTTTGGTATGACGTCGAAGCTAAGAATGCGAAGCACATCGTTAACGCCGACAACGTGTTCTCTCGTGAACTGAAGATTGTTGCCGACGTCTGGGCGCGTGGCACCTGCGATGGTAAGGATTACTACGGCAAGATTATCTACGGCCGCTCCAAGGCATCTGGTAACTTCGAGCTGGCCTTTGGTAATGACCCCTCTGTACAGAACATGGAGTTCGAGGCTCTGTCCAATAGCTGCTCTGGCGCTGGCAACCTGCTGTGGGACTTCATCATCTTCGATGGCGAGGACATCTCCAAGGTCGGTTAATCATGCCCGCACCAAACCACATTTGCAAAATTTGCGGGGCGGCGTATTATGCGTGCAACCAGTGTGACCAGCGTCATACGTGGCGATCTGTATGCGACACCCCGGAGCACTACCAAATATATCAGGTACTCATCATGTTCTCGCGCGATATGATTACCCGTGACGAAGCTGCAACGATGCTCGGCAACCTTGGTGTTACTGCGGATAGCATCTTGTGCTTTCCACCGGAGAAGATCGACGAGATTATGAGTATCATCAAAACACAGACGCGCAAGCGCCACGCTAAAGCCAAGGAATAACTTTGTGCTGCAACTGGGCGGCACTATTGTCGCCCATATTTTACGAATGCCCGTACCATACTGGATGGGCAGTTAAGCAAAGAAAACCCGCGCGATGTACCCGCGCGGGTTCTAGGTTAGCTACGCCATACTGCTATTATTGCAACGATCGTTTGCACGATCGCGATGGCGATACTGATCTTTTCGGCTTTGCTCATGCAATCACCGCCTTAGAAGTTCGATAGAGTATAGCATTCACCAATCGGAATGCGTCCCCTTGCAATTCCTTGCGTTCCTTTTCTTCTAAGGTCCCGACTAACCTTATCCAATATTATACAGCCTATACGGCTAATTGTAAAGAAATTAGCGCGGGTTGTAGGCTACTTGTGCTTTATATTGGCAAAATCTTCTTGTAAAACACATCTATTTCACCAATCAGGCGGCCTCCGTCACCAGTCGGAATACGCCGCGCACAAAACTCTGCTAGACTCGTCGTGTAAAACACAGGGGCGGTATGCGCACATACCGCCCCGCATACTAGGCAGCGAGTTTCATCACTGCGGCTAGTAGAGCAGCCGCCATCAAAAGTTGGGAGGCGGCGCGTACTAGATCTGTGACTTTTGCCACAATATCTAAGCACTTACTCATACGATTCACCTCCGTTTATTCTATAGGCCAGCAAGTAGCATGGTTTCTTCGCCACAAACCACCACTACTCACGGTATATAGTCACGGACTAGTACGCATTTATTATAAACTACACAACCAATTCTTTCAAGGTTCACATGAAAATCATCTCATTCGATCAGGCGACCCACATTACCGGGTACGCGATTTATAACGACGGGGAACTTGCGGGCTTCGGCATCATACGCTCCAAGGCTACCAACCCCCATGTACGTATGCGCGAGATGTTTGAGCAAATCTCCGCGCTGATTGACCAAGAAACCCCGAACTACGTGTCCATAGAAGGGACACAATGCCAGAACGGCAACTACAAAGCTTTCAGCACATTATGCCAGATGCAAGGTGTACTATTTGCAATTCTTTTTATCCGCCACATCGAATTCTTTGTGGTGCCACCGATGACTTGGAAGGCATTTCACAAGATCGGTAACGGCAAGCGCGCGCTACAGAAAAGAGCGGCTATTCAGATCGTACACAATAAAGGCATTGACGCGTCTGAAGACGAATGCGAAGCAATCCTCCAGGGCGAATACGTCTTGGACTTGATACGAAAGGAACAAAAATGATTAAGATCCCGAAGAACGCTATGAAGCAGGTTAAGGTTGACGCAGTTTATCACATCGGTGAAACCGAACGGAAGATGCACATTTCGACCCATATCACGGATGAGATGCGCCTCAAGTATCTCCAGACCTATATGAACATTATGTTCGCCGACAATACATATCGCCCCGACCTGAGCGACGTTGCACATAGCTGGGCGCTTATCACGATGGCTACCGACATTGACACAGAGGGCGCAACCATCGACGAGATTATTTACGTCGTCGAGCACACGGATGTCCTGCCAGCCATTTATGAGGTTATCCCCGAAAGTAGACTGACATATCTAGTGCTTGGCGCCGACAAAACAGAAGCGGTCTACATGGAGCGCATGAAGGCAGACCCCGCCCGCAAACTGGACGATCTGCTCACCATGCTCACCGATAAGCTCGAAGTGATGCTTGATAAGTTGAGTGAGCTGGATATTAACCCTGCGGAGACGGCCGAAATGATTGACAAATTCAAAGCGTTGCTGGATAGCGAGCAGGGGAGCGAACTGATTAAGGTTGCCGCAGGCAAGTAAGGAGTAATATATGGAAGATAAGGAAATGCAGGAATATATGGAAGATAAGAACCTACCAGACCCAATCATGCGTCGTTTTTACAAAGACTTTGCCCGCCGCGTCCTGTGGCTCGACACAGAAGTTACGGACGGGTTTCTAGAGTTTGGTAAGTTTATTCTCCAGTGGAACGCCGAAGATGCGGACAAGCCAGTGGAAGAGCGCGTCCCGATTAAGCTGATGTTTTTTTCTCCGGGCGGCTCCCTTTACGTCAATAACGCAATGGTTGATATTATTTCTATGAGCAAGACTCCCGTCTATGGCTATAACATGGGCATGGCGTTCAGCGCGGCCTGCTTTATGTTCCTCGCATGCCACAAGCGTTTTGCCCTCCCCTCCTCCAGCTTTATGCTCCATAAGGGCAATGCAGCAATGGAGGGCGACACGATTAACATTGAAAATACAGCCGCGGACTACAAGCGCTCTATCGCACGGTTGATCGATCTTGTTGTCACTCGCACAACGATTCCGAAGAATGTTGCCAATAAAAAGATGAACAGTGACTGGTTTATCACAGCACAAGACGCTCATGAAAAATATGGCTTCGTGGATGAGATTCTGACCGACATGGAACAGGTGGTGTAAACCATGGCAAAGCCAAAGGGTAAGGTTCGCGTATCTTTCCCCGGCAACGCCTCTCATGAGGTGACTGGTTCCATGACGTTGGTCGAAACGGACGGCATGAAGATTCTGATCGAGGCAGGGCTGGTGCAGGGGGGTTCGACACTACAAGATTGGCGGACGAACTCCC